TGGTGCGTAGAATCGCGAAATCACGCTAGAGTCCAATAATTTCGAGGGCTTACCGCACTGACCGCCGGTTATTATCAATGTTGCCAATAACCTGAGTACCCACTCCGGCTTTACAAGTTACGTCTTCCTGGCAGATTCCAGATTCCGATGCACGAATCTGCCCCTTCGATGCCGATGACCTTGACGGATTACGCCAAGCGTCGCGGCTGCACCAAGATGGCCGTGAGCACCGCCATCAAGAGCGGGCGCCTGGTGAAGTCCGTCGTCTGGCTCGAGAACGGACGGCCAGCGATCACGGACGCAATGCTCGCGGACGAGGAGTGGCGAGAGAACACGGATCTCACCAGGGCGCACCAGACCGTACGTGAACGCGCCGCGCAGGCGCCTTCCGCCCGCGGGTCCGCGGAAGGCGCAGACGTAGCCTCAACCATGGCGGACGCAGCTCTCCGGGAGAAGCACTGGCGGGCCCTGAAGGCGGAGCTGGAATACAAGCAGGCGGCTGGTGAGCTCGTGCCCGCGGCGGAGGTGCGCGGGAAGCTCGAGGAGACGTTCCACGCGTGCCGCACGCGGCTGCTCGGGGTGCCCTCGCGTGTCAAGCAGGCCCTGCCTGAGCTGACGCCGGGGGCGGTGGCGAAGATCGACGAACTCATTCGCGAGGCGCTCGAGGACCTCGCTGCGGGGGCCGCGCCGTGATCGCCGTGCTGCTGTTCGTCGCGGACCAGTACCGGGAGCGGCTCCTCCGCTTGGCAGAACACGAGCTCACGAATGTCGCGCTCACGGCCATGGGCCGTAGCATCTGGGAAGCGGCTCGCGACTGGGACGCTGCGTGGCTGGGCGAATGGCGGAACCTCATGCTGCTCCTGGTGGCGCCCCCGAAGTGCGTGCACAGGGACTGGTGTTCACTCCCGTTGGGGCATGACGGGGACTGTTTGCCATGAGCGACTTCGCGAGCGTTGACGAGATCGTCACCGAGGCAATGCAGGCGTGGCGCCCTCCCCCGAAGCTCTCGCTTTCGGAGTGGGCTGACGAGCACTTCTACCTGTCCCCAGAGAGCTCCGCCGAGCCGGGCCGGTGGAGAACGATTCCCTACCAGAAGGGAATCATGGACGCCTTCACGGACCCGGCTGTCGTCCAGGTGTCCGTCATGAAGTCGGCCCGCGTGGGCTGGACGAAGATTGTCAACGCGTTGGTTGGATACTCGATCCATCAGGACCCCTGTCCGATTCTTGTTGTGCAACCAACCGTCGACGACGCAAAGGGATACTCGAAGGAAGAGATCGCGCCGATGCTCCGCGACTGCCCCGCGTTGGCGCAGATCGTGTTCGAGGACGCTGAGGAGAACGGTCCGAAGGACAGTGGCAACACGATCCTGCACAAGAAGTTCCCTGGCGGGATTCTTTCCCTCGTGGGCGCGAACAGCGGCACCGGGTTCCGCCGCGTGTCCCGCAAGCGCGTGCTGTTCGACGAGGTAGACGGTTACCCGGCGAGCGCTGGAAGCGATGGCGATCAGATCAAGCTCGGGATCAAGCGGACAGATTTCTATTGGGACAGGAAGATCGGCGCGGGCTCGACGCCGCTCATCGCTGGGGCGAGCCGGATCGAGCGCCTGTTCGAGGAGGGAGATCAGCGACGCTACTACGTGCCCTGTCCGGCTTGTGGCCACATGGCGCCGTTCGTGTTCCAGGGGGACCATGGCCACGCGATGACGTGGCCCGAAGGTGAGCCGGAGGCGGCGTTCTTCACGTGCCAGGCGAACGGCTGCGTCATCGAGCACAAGGACAAGCGCGAGATGGTGGAGCGCGGTGAGTGGCGCGCGGCGCAGCCGTTCAACGGACGCGCGTCATTCCACATCTGGGCCGCCTACTCCTACTCGCCCAATGCTTCCTGGGGCCAGCTCGCAGCCGAGTTCCTCGAGGCGAAGAAGAACCCGGAGACGCTGAAGACGTTCGTTAACACGGTGCTCGGCGAGACGTGGAAGGAGCGCGGAGAGGCGCCCGACTGGGAGCGCCTCTTCGGCCGGCGGGAGCAGTACGAGATTGGCACTGTGCCCGAGGGAGTGTTGTTCCTGACGGCCGGCGTGGACGTCCAGAAGGATCGATTCGTTTACGAAGTTACGGGCTGGGGACACGGCAAGGAATCGTGGAGTGTCGATGCTGGAGTGCTGCCCGGGGATCCGTCGAACGAAGCTGACTGGGCTGTTCTAGACGAGCTTCTGGCGCGGACGTTCCCTGCGAGGGCGGGCCAGGAGATGCCGATTAGGATGCTCGGCGTCGACTCCGGATACAACACGAACGCCGTCTACACGTGGGTTCGTCGTCATTCGATGAGCCGCGTCATCGCGACTAAGGGAGTCACGACGGCAAAGACGTTGGTTGGGTCGCCCTCCCCGGTTGACGTCACAGTCCGCGGGAAGCGGTTCGCGCGCGGTTGCAAGGTGTGGCCTGTGGGCGTGGACGTGGCGAAGTCCGAGCTCTACGGCTTCCTGAAGTTGTCACAGCCGGAGGACGGCGCGGAGCTCCCCGCGGGGTATTGCCACTTCCCCCAGTACGAGCAGGAGTTCTTCAAGCAACTGACGGCCGAGCATCTCGTCGAGAGCGTCGATCAGCGCGGCTTCAAGCGGTATGAGTGGCAGAAGATCCCCGGGCGCGAAAACCACTGGCTGGATTGCCGGGTGATCGCGCGTGCTGTTGCTGCAGTTGTGGGGTTGGACAGGATGCGGTCAGAGCGGAAGGTCACTCCACCGCCCGTTCGCCGTGAGGACCCACCTTCCGGGCCAGAGAAGAACTGGATTGCCGATATCGGTCCCAGCACACCCGCGGAACGTAAGCGCAAGCGCCAGAGCAGCGGATTCCTCCGGGGTGACAGATTCCAGATTCGTGGTAAGGGATGGTTGAGGTGATGCATGGCGACGTGGACGCAAGAAGATATCGACAAGCTCAAAGCCGCGATCGCCTCCGGCGTCCTGTCCGTCACCTACAACGGGCCGCCCGCGCGTTCCGTCACCTATCAGTCCCTCGCTGCGATGCGATCACTCCTCGCCGAAATGACGGCTGACGTGGCTCGCCAGGCAGGCGCAAAGACGACTCGGCGCGCGAAGTTCCGAAAAGGATTCGACTCGTGAAGCTCACTACTCTTGATCGCTTCACACAGGTTTTCGCCCCGCGATGGACTCTCGATCGCGTTCGGGCGCGCACCGCGATCGCTGTCCTGGCGCGACACTTCGAAGCGGCTCAGCCGGGTCGGCGTACCGCTGGCTGGGCTCGGAACCGCGGCGATGCGAACGCGGTGGGCGGAGTCGCTCTCGCCGAGCTCAGGATGCATGCCCGCGATCTCTGCCGGAACGTCGGCTGGGCTCGTAAGGCCCGGCGTGTCATCGCGACCCACACCGTCGGGTGGGGTATCGTTCCTCGTCCTCGGGGTGAGCACGCGAAGGCCGCAGCCGTCCTGTGGAAGGACTGGGCGGAGTCGCCGAGCTGCAGCATCGACGGGCGGTCGACGTTCTATGCGATGCAGTACCTTGCAATCCGAACGATCTTCGAAGCGGGAGAAGTGCTGATCCGGCGGTATGTTCGTCCTGGCGCTCCCGTGCCGCTGCGCCTTCAGGTCCTCGAGCCAGACCACCTGGACACCGCGAAGGATCTAGACCGGGGTGAGGCAGGCGGCCCGATTATCCAGGGCGTAGAGTTCGCGGCTGACGGCTCCCGCGCTGCGTACTGGCTCTTTCCGGTGCACCCGGGGAACACCCGGAGCTCGTCTCAGTCCCGGCGTGTTCCCGCGGCCGACGTGCTCCACGTCTACGATACAGAGCGCGCAGGCCAAGCACGCGGCATCAGCTGGTTGGGAGCGGCGATCGTCCCGATGAAGGACCTCGACGAGTTCGAGGACGCCGAGCTGATGAAGCAGAAGATCGCGGCGTGTTTCGCGGCGTTCGTCACAGATCTCGACGGTGCGGGGACACACACTGGCCTTGAAGACGAGGACGATGACGAGCTCGAGGTGTTTGAGCCAGGAATGATCAAATACCTCCCCCCCGGCAAGGAAGTGACGACCGCCAGCCCGCCGGCTGCCGTTGAGGCGGGGTTCACGGCTCGGCACCTGCGCAAAGCGGCTGCGGCCATGGGCGTTACGTATGAGGACCTGACGGGCGACTACAGCCAGGTCAACTTCAGCTCTGCGCGAATGGCACGGCTGGTTCACTGGGGCGACGTCTACGCGTGGCAGCACCACATGATGATTCCCCTTCTCTGCCGCGGGGTGTGGGAATGGTTCGTCGACGCCGCTGGCACCGCGGGCAATCTGCGAGGGCCCGTTGGTGCTGACTGGACTCCTCCGCCGATGCCCATGATCGAGCCTGCGCAGGAAGGCCTTGCTCTCCAGCGACTCGTTCGCACAGGCGCGATGACGCACAACGAGATGGTCCGCCAGCAGGGGGGCGATCCCGAGTCGCACTGGGACGAGTTCGAAGAGGGGCTCAAGGCGCTGGACGCGCGCGGTATCAAGCTCGACTCGGATCCTCGGGCGACGAGCGCAGCCGGCCTGACTCAGGAGCGCGTGGGGCTCGGTGGCGGGTCAGATTCCTCGGACGAAACGCCGCCGGGTTGACCAGATTCCAGATTCGTGTAGGGTGTGAATCTATGACAGTCCGTTCACAGACGCGCGATCTTCCTCCTCTTCAGGTCCGGGCTTCCTTTGAGCCGGCGACCCTGGACAGGGAGAAGCGGACGGTCGAAGTGACCTGGAGCGCAGGCGCCCGCGTGCTGCGGGGGTGGTGGGACCGCTTTTGGGAGGAACTCTCCCTTGATCCTGCTCACGTTCATCTGGACCGGCTGAACAACGGTGCACCGTTTCTCGCCGACCACAATGGCTTCAGCGTGAAGGACACCCCCGCGGTTGTTGAACGCGCGTGGCTCGCGAAGGGCGACAGCGGCGCTCAGGTTGGACGAGCTCTCGTGCGTTTCGTCCGGGCGGGGCTGGATCCAGACGCTGATCTGTTGTTCGAGAAGATCGCTGACAAGATCGTCGCCAACTGTTCAGTCGGGTACCGCGTTCACAAGATGGAGAAGATCGAGGACGCGGAGGACGGCATTCCAGTCATGCGCGCCACGTCCTGGACTCCACATGAGGTGAGCGCGGTCGCCATTGGTGCGGATGACGATGCTGGATTCCGTGCCGCGCGCAGTCGCGACGATGCGCCCAATCAAGTCGAAGTGATCACCCGCGGCGTGGAGCCGCACCAGGAGAAGCACATGCCCGAGGAAGTCAAGCAGCCCCCGGTGCCCGCGAACGCGGGGGAGACCCGGGCTGACGAGGAGAAGGTTCAGGCCGAGCTTCAGCGTGGAGTCGAAATCCGGAAGATCGCGAAGACGGCGGGGCTCGGCGACGAGTTCGCTGAGAAGCTCGTCACGGATCGAACCCCCCTCGACAAGGCCCGGACGATCGTGATCGAGGAGTGGGCGAAGCGCACTTCGCAGAATCCGACGAGCTCGCACCTGCGGATCGAGGGCGGTGAGGACCAGCGCGACAAGTTCGTTCGCGGCGCGGAGGCATGGCTCGTCCAGCGCGCCGGGAAGGGCGCCATCGTCGCGGCGGCTGCGAAGGCGGGCAAGGTGACCGTCGTCGAGAGCGATCCTGGTGAGTTCCGGGGGCTGACGCTGATCGGTCTCGCTCGCGAGGCCCTTGAGCGGGCCGGTGTCAACACTCGTCGACTGAGCGATGAGAGGATCGCGGAGCTGGCGCTGTCTCGACGCGGCGGGATCGGCGGGATGGCGACTGCGAGTGACTTCCCAGTACTCCTCGAGAATGTGACCAACAAGGTCCTGCTCGCTGCCTACGAGGTGGCCCCACATGAGTGGGACCGGTTCTGCGCGCGTGGCTCCGTTTCGAACTTCCATGAGCACAACCGGTATCGCCCGGGAGCGTTCGGCACGCTCGACGACGTGAACGACCACGGTGAGCTGAAGCGGAAGTCCATTCCGGACGGTGAGAAGCGGGCCGTGACGATCGGGACGAAGGGCAACACGATCGGCATCACGCGGAGGACGATCATCCAGGACGACATGGGGGTCTTCACGAACCTCGCCGGCGCGTTCGGCATGGCTGCCCAGAACACGATCGAGACGACGGTCTGGTCGAAGATCACCGCGAACGCTGGACTCGGAGCCGACTACGGGGACAGCAACCCGCTGTTTCACTCGAGCCGGTCGAATATCAACACCGTCGGTTCGGCGCTGAGCGTGGCTGGTCTCGACGCGGACCGCGTCATCATGAAGCGCCAGCCGGCCCCCTCAGGGACTACCAAGCTGAATCTGGCACCAGCGATCCTTGTGGTGCCCACCGAGCTCGGCGGCGAGGCGCGGGTCATCAACGAGGCGCAGTACGACAACACCACGAACAAGCTCAACGTCCCGAACAAGGCCCGGGGGTTGTTCCGCGACATCGTCGACACGGCTCAGCTCACGGGCACCCGCCGCTACCTCTTCGCCGACCCTGCGGTCGCCCCCGTGATCGAGGTGACGTTCCTCGAGGGCCAGGAGGCGCCGCAGATGGAGAGCCAGGAGGGTTTCGAGGTGCTCGGCCTGCAGTGGCGGGTCTTTCTCGACTTCGGCGTGAACCTAGTCGACTACCGCGGGTGCGTCACGAACGCGGGCGCGTGATGTGACCGGCCCGACGGGTTCGGGACCCTCCTGATCAGGACAATACGCGGGGTGGTGGCAGGCAACGCGCACCCCAGCAGCACGGCTGACGTAGTTCAGCGGCAGAGCACCCGGGGACGGTGACACGTACCGGGAGATCGCGGGTTCGATTCCCGCCGTTGGCCCTCACACGAAGTCGGAGACGCACTGTGAACAACTACATTCAGGCAGGAGAGACCCTTCCTCTGACCGTCGATCGGAACGTGTCGTCCGGGGGTGGGTTCCTCGCGGGATCCCTCTTCGGTGTCGCGACTGCAGATGTCGCGAGCGGAGACGAGGGCGAGTTCAACACGTGTGGGGTCTACACCCTCGCGAAGACGACCTCCCAGGCGTGGACCGTTGGCCAGAAGATTTACTGGGACGACACGAACCATCGCTGCGACTCGGACGGCATGGTCGGCCAGCTCATCGGCGTCGCGACCGTCGCCGCGGACAGTGCTGACACGACGGGAATCGTTCGCCTCAACGGCAGCGCCCCTTCGGCGGCGGAGGGCCCTCAGAGCGCTGTCGCCGATCTGACGGACAACTCGGGGGGTGCGACGGCTGACGGCACGATCGGGGTTGTCACTGCGCCTACGGCTCTGACGGACAGCACGGGCGGCACTGCTGATGGCACGCTCTCGGCGGTCGGGGCAACCAACGGCGGCGATGTCTCGGGCACCATCAACAACAACTTCAAGGAGCTCACGACGGCGCAGGGGCAGAACCGGACGGCGATCGTCGCACTGACGGACGCGGTCAAGGAACTGTCCACCAAGCAGAACGCCCTGCTCGCCAAGCTCCGGACCGCTGGCATCATCGCTTCGAGCTGACCGTGACCTTCGCGACGCTCCTTGCCCAGATCGATCAGGTCACGCTGGCGCAGCTGGGCGAGGACGTCGTCTACGCGCCGTCGGTCGGAGACGCAGAGATCGTCAGCGGTGTCTTCGACGAGGCGTACGTCCGCGCTGACGCGGGCAACGCAGGGGCTTCGAGCAGTGAGCCGGCGGTGTTCCTCACTCTGGCGGACCTCCCGAGCGATCCGCGCACAGACGAGGCGACCATCACGATCCGGGATGTCGCCTACGCGATCCGCGAGGCGAAGCCCGACGGGCAAGGCGGCGTCCTCGTGTTCCTTCAGGAGGCGTGACTATGGGTCACCCGCGCAAGGAGATTCGCCAAGCGGTTGCGGCTCAGATCTCGGGTGAGACCGCGGCGGAGGACCGCGTCTACACGACGCGGGAGGTACCATACAAGCGCGGCGGTGTACCCGCGATCGCCGTCTATACCCCCGAGGAAGAGGTCGACGGGGAGACGCCGACGGCCCCGAGGGAGCTTGTGCGATCCCTCCAGGTGTTCATTGAGGGTGTGTGCGTCGGCGGGGAGACGGTCGATGACACGATCGATGACCTCGCAGAGGAGATCGAAACGGCGATGCATGCCGACGAGACACTCGGCGGCAAGGCGGGGGATTCGATTCTCTCTCGAACAGAGACAGCTGTTTTTGAGGACGCGGGGAAGTCCTTCGGCCTCGTTCGCCTCGTCTATGTGGTGATGTATCAGACGTACGCGCCAGCCGAAGTCTCGACGCCTGACGACTTCCTCACCGCAGACGTCCGACACAGCCTGTCTGGCGCTCAGGCGACAGACGATCAGGCCCACGACTCAGTTCCGGTTCAGGAGTAATCCGTGCTCATCAAACCCGTCCCAGGCCGTGTTGTTCGCGACCCAGTCAGCATGCGCCCGGTTCCAGAGGGCGGACGCGAGGTTCCCGAGTCTGCGTATTGGTTGCGTAGACTCGCTGCGGGGGACGTGGTACTCACTGACCAGATTCCCGATTCCGAGGTGACGCAGTGACCATCTCTTATGACAGCATTCCTTCGGCCCTTCGGGTGCCGTTCTTCGCGGCGGAGTTCAACAACACGCGCGCCACACAGGGCGCCCAGCTCCTCGCCTATCGCGCCCTCATCGTGGGACAGAAGACAGGCGAGGGTTCCGCGTCCGCGAACACCCTCCACAAGGTAACGAGCGCTGACGCCGTGGTGGCCCTCGCGGGCCGCGGCTCTCAGCTCCATCGCATGGCGCTCGCGTGGTTCGCGAACAACAAGTTCACCGAGACGTATATTGGTGTGCTCGCCGACAACTCCTCAGGAGTCATCGCGACTGGCACCCTGACTGTCACCGGGCCGGCGACGGCCGACGGCACGATCAGCCTGTGGATCGGCGGGAACCTCGTCGAGGTGGCAGTCTCGAGCGGGGACAGCGCCAGCACGATCGCGGGGAACATCGCGTCCGAGGTCGGCAAGCACGCGAGTGGAACGATCACTCTCTCGTCCGCCGATGCCGCCGACAACGTCACGATCGGGACTACGACCTTCGTCGGCACGACTGGCGCTGTGACGCCTGGCGATGCGACATACAGCGTCGACACGGGGAACACGGCTGCGGCTGCTTCGCTCAAGGCGCAGATCAACGCCCATGCGGTGGCCTCCCAGATCGTTCGCGCCGAGGTGAACAGCGCAGTCGTCACCGTTCGCGCCGTCAGGGGTGGCACGGCCGGGAACTCGATCGTCCTGACGAGCACCGACGGAACGGACCTGGCGGTCAGTGGCTCTGGCACGCTCACCGGAGCGACAGACGACACCGATCTGCCCGTGCACGCGAGTGTGTCGAGCGGCGTCGTCACCCTCTACGCGCGGAATGCAGGGCCGCAGGGGAACGACATCGACGTGCGTCTGAACTACCAGGATGGGGAGGAGACTCCCACCGGAGTGGGTGTGAGCATCAGCGCGCTGTCCTCGGGCGCGACAGCTCCCAGCCTCACGTCCCTCATCTCGGCGCTCGGCGACACGTGGTACCACGTGATCGCTCACCCATACACGGACGCGACTTCGCTCACCTCGCTGGAGACGGAACTCGCGGATCGATTCGGCCCGATGCGCATGATCGACGGGGTGGCCATCACGTCGGCGGCTGGCTCAGTGTCGACGCTGGGAACGCTCGGCGACACCCGGAACAGTCCACATTCCGTGATCGTCTCTCAGCCTGGCGACGACCACCTCACGCCCCCCTGCGAGTTCGCCGCGGCGGTGGCTGGTGTCGTGGCGTTCTACGCGAACAGCGATCCTGCGCGTCCCCTCCAGACGCTGCCAGTCCTTGGGGTGGTGGCGCCGGCTGAGGAGGACTACTTCACGCTCGAGGAGCGCAACCTTCTTCTGTATGACGGGATCGGCACGACGAAGGTTGCCCCGGGCGGCGGTGTGGTGATCGAGCGCCTGGTGACGACGTACCAGCGGAACGCCGCCGGCTCGGCGGATACGTCCTACCTAGACGTGACGACGATGCTCACCCTCCTGTACCTGCGCTACTCGTTCCGGGCACGCATCCAGACGCGCTACCCGCGCCACAAGCTTATGAACGACGGGACCCGCGTTGGTCCAGGGCAGGCGATTATCACCCCGCTCATCGGCAAGGCGGAGGCGATCCTGTGGTTCCAGGACATGGAGACACTCGGCCTCGTCGAAGGGTTCGCTCAGTTCAAGAACGATCTCGTCGTCGAGCGCAACGAGTCCGACCCGAACCGGCTGGACTTCCTGCTGTCCCCGGACATCGTGAACCAGTTCGTCGTCGGCGCGGCGCAGATCCAGTTCCTGTTGTGATTCGAGGGCACCATGAGACGAGGCGGAATCATTCAGTTTGCGATCGGCGGTGTTCTCCGTGAGGCCGTCGGTGCGTTCACGTACAACCTGGGGAATCCTCAGCGCGAGGCCCTTGTCGGATCCAGCGGAGTCGACGGGTTCAAGGAGACACCGCAGGCAGCATTCATCGAAGGTGAGGTGAGAACGTCTCCCGACTGGAGCATCGACGAGATGACCCAAATGACGAACGAGACGATCACCCTCACCCTCGCGGAGGGCAAGGTGATCGCGCTCAGCGGCGCTTGGTACGCGGGGGAAGGCACAGGCAATAGCGAGGAGGGCACGATGGGTGTGCGCTTCGAGTCCCGTCAGAAGGGCGTTGAGGTGACGTCGTGAGCCGGGAGACCTATAGGCTGAAGACTCCCGTCGCCCTTGGTGAAGGGATGGCTCCCGTTGAGGTGCTGTCCTTCAGGACGGCGGTAGTTGCGGGGGACCTCCGCGGGATCAAACTCTCGGGCCTGCAGGACATGTCGACTGACGACCTCCTGAAGCTCGCAGGCCGACTCTGCGCCCAGCCCGACGCCGTCATGAACAAGCTCACACTCCCGGACCTCGGCGGGGTGATCGAGCTCATCGCCCCTTTTTTGGCGGGTGGGGAGGAGACTGGGAGCAAGCCCTCGCCGTCATAGCGGGGACCTTCCACTTTCCGCCGTCTGAACTCTGGGCGATGGATGCGGAGGAACTCAGGTTCTGGATGAATCAAGCCGCGTGGTGGAACAAGAATGCCCGGACTTAAGTACCCACTCAGTCTCGTCGTTCGCGTCCTCGACAGCGCAACGCGCCCTCTTCAGGCGATCAATTCCCGCCTGGCGCGGAGTGCCGCGCGGTTGTCCGCTCCCTTCCGGCGCATCGGTGACAGGCTCTCTGCGCTCTCAGCCGCCACTGGGCTGCCCAAGATCATCGCTGGATTCGGTCGCGTCGGAGACGCGGCTGGGGCTCTGGGTACGAAGGTCCTCGGGATAGGTGCACTGTTCGGCGGGATGGCCGTTGCTGGCGGTGTCGCACTCTACGGGATTCTCCGAGGCGCTCAGGAAGCCGGTGGGAGGCTCAAGAACCTTTCCACGATCACCGGACTCTCAGTCAATGCATTCGCCGAGTTGGAGTTCGCAGCAAAGAGATCTGGTGTTGAGAACGAGGCTTTCGCTGCAGGAATGCAGTCTTTCAACAAGGGGCTGTCTCAGGCAAAGCGGGGGGTCGGCCCCCTCGCCGAACTTCTGAAGAAGGTCGGCCCGGTCTACCTTCATCAGTTGAAAGCCGTGAAGTCGAATGAGGAGGGGTTTGAACTGCTGGCGAAGGCCATGGGTCAGATCAAGGACCCAGGTAAACGTGCTGAGCTCGCTGCAGCTGCGTTTGGCAAGGCTGGCGCCGGCATGGTGAATGTCCTCAAAGACGGCCCCGCTGGCGTCGAGGCGCTTCGCGCGGAGTTCCGCAAGCTTGCTGGGGATCAGAGTGGCTTCGCCGACGGTGCGAACGAGCTCGGTGACGCCCTGGACAACATGGAGCTTGCCGCGGGCGGGCTGCGAAATGTCCTCGCGGGAGCACTCTTTCCGGCGGTGACGAAGGTCGCGACGGCTGTCACCGAGTTCCTCGTGAAGAACCGCGACGGCCTGCAGAAGTGGGCGGAGAAGACGGGCGCGGCGATCGAGAAATGGGTCGACGGGGGCGGCGTTGAGCGGTTGGTGAACGGACTCCAGTCGGTGGCTCGGGATGTCAGCCGCGTTGTGGATAAGCTCGGTGGCCTCGAGGGGATCGCGAAGCTCGCCGCAGCAGCGATGGGTGTCTACCTCGCCGGCTCCACGGCTCACCTTGTCCTCGCCCTTGGGGGACTCGGCAAAGAACTGGCCCTGTTGGTGGTTCGCCTAGGTGCTCCGCTGCTCGGTGCACTCGGCCGCGCAGGGCTCGCGATTCTCTCGTTCAACTTCGGGCCGTTGCTGGCCGGCCTGGCCTCTGGCGCTAGAGCGGTGTGGGCGTTCAACGCCGCCCTGCTGGCGAATCCCATCGGGCTTGTCGTTGTGGCGATTGGATTGCTCGCCGCGGCGGCGTATCTAATTTACAAGAACTGGACACCGATCAGCGGGTTCTTCAAGGACCTCTGGCAAACGATTTCGTTCCACACCGTCGAGGCATGGAACACGATCAGCGGGGTCGTGGCTGACGTGTGGAACGGGATCGTCGATCGGGTGATGGCCGCGTGGGAGAAGATCAAGCCAGTCATTGAGGCGATCAAGACTGGGTTTCGATTTCTCGCGAGTCCGACGGAGCTCATCTCGTTCGGCGTGAACCAGGTTCAGCAGCGGTTCTTCAACGAGTCCCCTGCAGCGTCGTTCGGTGCGGCGGGCGCCGTCCCCGGACCGTTGGCTGGGCAGGGCACCGAGACTCGCGTGGTGGTGGACTTCAACGGTCTCCCCCGCGGTGCGCGTGTCACGCAGGATCGCGGCAACACGGCGCCGCTGGACCTCAACCTTGGTTACGCCATGGGGTCCACGCGATGAGTGACCAGGGGATAGCTACAGTCGCTCTCTGCGCCGAAGTGATTGTCGGTGCAACGCTCCTGGTTTTCGTGGGGGTTCGCGGAATCGTCAAGCAGATCATCCGCAAGCGGCTGGCATGGCCACGCCCGGTGCGGCGATGAGCTGGCGCGAGCGCATGGGCCCGGCGTCGTTCCGGGGGGTGCCGTTCTTCGTGGACACATCCGAGCGGACCGGAGGTCGGCGCGGCGTCACGCACGAGTATCCGTTCAGGGACGAGCCCTTCCGGGAGGACACGGGGCGCGCGACGCGTGGGTTCACGCTCGAGGGATATGTGTTGGGGGAGGAGTACCTCGCGGCGAAGGAAGCCCTGATCAATGCGCTGGAGGCTCTCGGTCCGGGAACGCTCGTTCACCCGTACTACAAGACGTTGACGGTCGCTGTTGAGGGGTTCCGCGTTCGCGAGAGCGCCAGGGATGGCGGCGTCGCCACGTTCTCGATCGAGTTCGAGCAGACGCCCGAGTCCCCTGCCCAACCGACATCTGCGCCCGACGTAACGAGCAACGTCCGGGAGGCTGCCGATTCGGCTCGGGATGCAGTGGGGGCCGAGTTCCTGGCACGGTATGAGCCAGGCCTGCGGATGGAAACGATCGCTGACATGCCCCGACGGCTGACGGTGGCGATCAACTCCGCATTGGCAGCCGTCGACCGAGAGGTGCAAGCAGCAGCTGCGATGCAACAGTCGCTTGACGAGCTCGTCGACGGGGCAACGGCCCTCGTCAACTCGCCTTCGGGGATCCTCGCGTCGCTCGTCTCACTGTTCGGCGAACTGACGGACAGGACAGCCGGGCTGGCGGCGTATGCCTTTGACCCTGGCGTGCGTCCTCCATCCACTACTTCGAACCGGCTCGTCGAGCAGGAGAACTTCGACGCGCTGAGTGTCCTCGTCCAGCGGCTTGCCGTGATTCGTGCCGTCGAAATCGCGATCGAGGAGACGTTCGAAAGTTTCGAGGCGGCGGGCGCCGCGCGTGACGAGCTGGCCGACCTGCTCGACGACCAGACTGAGACCGCGTCGGATGCGACGTATGCTGCTCTGCTTGATCTGCGGGCCGCGCTCGTGGCCGCTGTGCCTGACGAGGGCAGTGACTTGCCGCACCTCGTGCCCTACGTCCCCGCCGAGACGGTGCCCTCGCTCGTCCTCGCGTACACGCTCTATGGTGACGTCACCGCCGAATCGGACATCCTTACCCGGAATCGCGTGAAGCACCCTGCGTTCATCGTCGGGAGCCGTGCGCTCGAGGTGCTCTCCGATGCCTGACGTCGAGCTCACCGTCAACGGCCTGCGGTATGGCGGGTGGAAGTCAGCGCGCGTCACGCGGGGGATCGAGTCCGTCGCGGGCGGGTTCGAGCTGACCGTCTCTGATCGTTGGCAGGCGGGTGCGAAGCCGTGGGAGATCTACGAGGAAGACTTGTGCACGCTGAAGCTCGCGGGCGAGACGGTAATCTCAGGCTACGTTGATCGGGTTAGTCTTTCCTACGACGCGTCGAACCATGGGGTTTCCGTCGCTGGCAGGGATAAGACGGGGGCGCTCGTTGATTGCAGCGTGTTTGGCGTGGGGTGGGAATTCGCGAACACGCCGGCGCAGACGATCATTGCTCGCTTGGCGGATCCGTTCGGGATCACCGTCTCAGTTCAAGGTGGCCTCACGATCCCTGCGTTGCCGGACCGTGTAGCAGTGGACCCCGGCGAGTCGGTGTTCGACGCGATCGAGAAAATCTGCCGGAAGGTCGGCGTCCTCGCTGTGTCAGACGGAAGTGGCGGGCTGTTGCTCATGCGGCCCGGCTCGTCGCGGACTGTGACGGCTCTCGTCGAGGGGGAGAACATCCTCGCCGGCTCGGCCACGTTCGATGGGACTGGGCGTTACCGGCGCTACGTCGTGCTCGGCCAGCACTCGGGCTCAGACAACTGGTTCGGTGAGGGGACGGCGGGTGTCACCGGGGAAGCCACGGATGGCACGGTTCTGCGCGGCTCTCGGGTCCTTGTCGTCCGGCCCGAGGGGAACGTCACTGCAGCGTCAGCGAGGAGGCGGGCGGAGTGGGAGGCGACGGTGCGGGCGGCGCGCGGGGACTCCGTCAGCGTCACCGTCCAGGGGTGGACGCAAGGGAACGGAGCACTGTGGCCAGTGAATGCCCTGGTGCGCGTTCAGAGCCCTCGTCTCCGCGTGGACGGCGACATGCTGATAACGGAAGTCACTCACGAGACGGGAGATCAAGGCACTACGACTCAGCTCACCCTGAGGACTCCGGGGGCGTTTGCCCCCGAGTCGACGATCGCGGCGAGCGATCAGACGTGGAAGGAGATCCGTCATGGCGTTTGAGTGGATGGCGCGGATCGCGAACCTCGTCTCGCGTGCAATCGTCAAGCGGGTCGACGATGGGAAGAAGGTGCAGGCCCTGCAGCTCGGCTTGCTCCACGACGAGACGCGCGACAACGTGGAGCGGTTTCAGAACTACGGTTTCACGTCAGTACCACTCGCTGGAGCTGAGGCAGTCGTCCTTTTCGTCGGCGGGTACCGCGACCATGGGCTGACTGTGATGGTCGATGATCGGCGGTACCGGCTCACCGGACTCGCGGCTGGCGAGGTGGCGATCTACACGGACGAGGGGGACAGGGTGGTACTCCAGCGCGGTGGGACGATCACCGTAACGGCTTCGACGAAAGTAGTCGTCGACGCGCCGCTCGTCGAGCTCTCGGGGAACACGGAAGCGGCACTGAAGGCGACGACATATAGAGCCGCTGATTCGACATTCGACACTGCTGTCGCCGCAGCAGCGGCGGCCCTGGGGACTGCGGCCGGTACATGGGCGGGAAACCCCGTGACTGCCCCCACTTTCGCTACCGCTGTCGGCGCGTTCTGCGCGGCGTTGGCTGGCGCAGCGAACACGAAGGAAGCGGGAGCCGCGGGCTTCCTCTCCACCAAGGTGAAACTCTCATGAGTGACCTGGCCTTGCGGTGGAACAGCGCGACTGGGACGGCGGACCTCGCGATCGAGGACGATGACTTCGCCGCGGACGAGTCGCTCGAAACTGCCGTCATGCTCTCACTGTGGACAGGCTCGGCGGGCGGGTGGTGGGGCGACGTTGTGTCCGACACGGCTGGGGACAAGTTCGGGTCCAAGCTCTATCTCCTGGCTCGGGAGAAGGACACAGCGCGCGTCCTGGATCTCGCGAAGGCCTACGTCGAGGAAGCTCTTGCCTGGATGATCGAGGACCTCGTTGCTTCGTCCGTCGCCTGCGTTGCGGAGAGTCAGCCGTATGGCGCGGGGCAGTCGGTCCTTGCCTTGAGCATCACGATCACCCGGCCGAGCGTCGCGCCCGTCACCTACCGCTACGCCTACAACTGGGAAGCACAGGAGCTCCGTCATGCCGTTTGAACGCCCTACCCTGCCAGAGCTCATCACCCGGATCGCTGCGGACTTCAAGTCTCGGCTCGACTTCGCGTCCAGTGCTCTGCGCCGTTCACTTCGGTACGTGCTGACGCGCGTGATCGCGGGTGCGGTGCACATGCTTCATGGGCATCTTGAGTATCTCGGACGCCAGATCTTCGCGGACATCTCGGACGATGAGTACCTTGTTCGCCAGGCATCGCTCTACGGGCTGTCGAAGTCCGCTGCGACGTACGCGGAGGGATCTGTCCTGGTGACAGGTGACGAGGGAACGCCGGTCCTTGAGGGGACGATCCTGCGGCGCGCTGACGGAGCGGAGTTCACCGTCACGAACGATTTCGAGATCGACGTTGGTGACGAAGTAGAAGTCACCGTCAGGGCGGTGCTCGCGGGTGACGATGCGAACACCGACGAGGACACCGTGTTGACGTTCGAGTCCCCCGTCTCTGGGGCGGATGCGGAAGTCACAGTGACAGAGGGCGGGCTGACGGGCGGAGCGGATGAGGAGACTACGGAGGCTCTGAGAACGCGCCTGCTCCAGCATCTTCAGAACCCTCCCGAGGGTGGCGCGGAGGAGGACTATCGGACGTGGGCGCTCGATGTAGCCGGCGTCACGCGCGTCTGGGTGGACCCGCGCGCCGATGGAGCTGGAACGGTGACGGTGCGGTTCATGCGGGACAGCGACTCAGGGAGCGCGTTTCCGTCTGCGGGTGAGGTGACGGAGGTTCAGGACTACATCGACACGAAGCGTCCCGTGACGGCGGACGTCACAGTGCTGGCCCCCACGGCGAAGACGTGGAACTTCACGCTGCAGATCATCCCTGACACAGCGGACACCCGAGCAGCTGTGCAGGCCGAGCTGGCGGACCTCTTTCTCAGGGAAGGCGAGCCCGGCGAGACGCTGTATTTGTCCGCCGTGCGGACCGCGATCGGGAGCGCGGAGGGAATCACGGACTTTACGCTGACGATTCCGAGCTCGAACCTCACCCACGCCGGGGGAGAACTTCCTACGGTCGGCTCGTTCACCTGGACCTAATCATGGACGCGAACGCATACGCGAGAATGCTGAAGAGGCTGATGCCCCAGGGGGTGTTGTGGGACTTCAGCCCCGAGAGTGTGATCTCCACGGCGTTCCTCGCCTGTGGCGATGAGTTCGCTCGCGTCGAGGCGCGCGGCGCTGACTTGATCGAGGAGACGGACCCCCGGACGGCAACCGAGACGCTTGAGGACTGGGAACGGATGCTCGGCCTCCCTGATGAGGACGTCGTCGAGTTCCCCGCTACGGACGCGGGCAGGCGCCTGGCGATCGTGGCGAAGTTCATCCGGCGAGGTGGGCAGACTCCGGCGTATTACCTGAGGCTCGCGGCTGCCTGTGGCTACGACAGTGATCAGAACTACGTCACCGAGGGGTACGCGGCGACGGTCGCCCGGGTGAACCGGACACGGTGTCAGGAGCCGATTCGGAACGCGCCCTGGGCGCACGTCTGGGAGATGACGATCGAGGTGCCAGGTTTGGGGACGTTCCTCACTCAGGACGAGTTGGAGGCGATCATCAGACGGGCCGCTCCGGCACACACCGTCGTGGTTTTTAATTACCTGTGAAAGACGAAGGGCCCCGCCGCGAGACGGAGCCCTGGGTAGCCGGCGCTGAGACTGGACTAAGCCGTGTAGAAGACCTTGCGCTTGTCCTTGGGGTCCGGCTTCGTCTTCACCTTGCCAACGTTCTTCAGGTGCATAAGGCGGACACGGATGGTGGACGGGTGCAGATCCTTCCCGGCTGCGGCGTGAACCTGCTCGAACGACATCCCCTCCTTGCCGGCGTTCTTGATCAACTGAATCGTCTCCTTCTCCTTACCGGTGAGCTTCACTTCGGGCATGGGTATCTCCTGGGTTGGTGGTGCATCCGTTGAGTACCAGATTCCTGATACCCTTGTCAACGAATCTGGAATCTGTCAAGGTGTGCGGACACCCGTAGTTGAATGGAGTCGCTATGCCGGAGTTCAAGCAGCCGATAAGAGCCGCCCGCGCTGGGATCATGCGCGTTGGGGACCCGATCTACGGCCCTGAGTGGGAGGAGTGGGATCGCAAGCAGCGGGAGCAGGCTACGGCGGAGGGCATGCCCGAGCAGTGCGACGGCACCACTACTGAGCAGGTGAAGGAGGACGGCAATGCACAGGATTGATAGCGCAGGGCACGTCGGGAACCTCTTTGGTCCCGGAACACCAGGTGTGACCGAGGCAACTGAGATCGACTATGCCTGGATGAACGCGATCCAAGAGGAGCTAGTCCACGTCATCCTCACTCAGGCAGGGATCTCCCTGGTGAAGGGAACGAACACTCAACTCTGGGCGGCCCTGATCGCGAAGTTCGGGCGCCTGGCGTCGACGAACACGTGGTCGGCTGTGAATACGTTCAGTGGCGGTGTTACTCAGACGAGCGCGATCACGACGTCGTCGCTCTCTTCGGGTGCTGTGCAGTTGATCGGTGTGTATCCCGTGTTCAATGGCTCCGCGAAGATGATGCGGCTCTACACTACTGAGGAAGCTCACGCGCACGGCCACTCGCTCACGCTGACTTGGAATGCTTCGTGGAACGGAACGGCGTGGGTGGCGGATGTGAATGGTACTGCTACGGCAATCAGCATCACGCCTGAGTCAGTGGCCTTCCGCATGATCACGTCAGCGACCACCTCGCCCGGAGACGCGACCTTCGGATCTCCCCGTGGCCTCCTGACGTCTGATGGTGTGCGGTCTCAGGCGTACATTTCGACTGCGTCGAGTCCCCACAACAGCGTGACGGCGTTCTCTGGCAGGGTACTGATCAAGGCTGGAACGTCGAGCACCACCATCAATAACGCCGCGTTCACTACGAACTGTGTCCCGAAGGTGACGATGATCGCAGGCGCTGTGCTCGATGCCACGCTCACAACGGTGTGGTGTGACATCCTCTCCGGGACGCTCAACATCTACGGGAACGCAAACGCAACGTCAGATGTGAAAGTCGCGTTTGACGTCATGCTCCCCGGGGCCTGAGTCACGGATCGCAACGGAGGAACTGCAAGAAAGTCACATTCCACACGTGGCTTCGGCAGTCCCTCCAGTTGTCTTGGTCTGTCATTGTGCCAGAGGCAACGTTGTAGTAGCAGGTCCCGAACTTCTGTTCACTGCTGGAGAAAGACAGAGTGAACAACCGGTCCTCACGGGGGTTCGGTTCCGGAGTGAAGTGACCGCCAGAACCGGTGTACTGGCAGGCGACCTTGTAGGCGGATTGTTCAGTGCTAGTAACAGTGCATCCGTTCGCGATCGGGAAAACGAAGTCTGGAAGGACATAGCGGGCGTCAGGCTGGGCACATCCAAACGACCCGGCCGGGTTGTCCATAGTCTGTGTGACGAGTACCGCGTGGCCAGACCAAGTCCCAGCCGGAGGGTTGTAGGGGGCGACCACTTCGCCGCCGATTTCGGGGCAGTCCTCGGTCTCGTCGCACTCACCTCCAGAGTCTGCGGTCGAACACCCCACCAACGCCAACGCCAGGACGGCAATCCATCGCGTCATATCGGACTCCTTTAGAGGGAAGACTTCGTTAGGGCCTCGACGCGGGCCCTCAGCGCCGCCAGCTCGGCGTCGTGGCCCGCCATCCGCTCCAACTCTACCAGCTCGGAGCGTGCACCAGCCGCGTCTCCAACGCGCAACGCGACGTCAAGTCGTGCACGGTGGTACTCCCAACCGTCTTCAACGAGAACACCGCGCTCGGTGCAGGCGAGGCAGAGTGCGAGAACGAACACTCGGATCACATCAGCCTCGAGAGCGTGCCGATCTGCTCGGCGAGGATTCCAGCCGTCACTGTGTCACCCGCGGACTGGGCCGTCGCCAGCTGCGCGGTGAGCCCGGCGACGATGCGCTTCACGAGCTCGGGTGACTCAACGGCTACTGATGCAACGGCGAACGCGATGCGCCCCGTCTCAGACTGGGAGACGTTGAGCGTAACTCTGAGTCCCTCTAGGTGCTGCAGGCTCACGATGGTGTGGGGGAAACGGCACTCCTCCATCCGTGAGCCCCTCGGGGCGCGGCGTTTGGCGAGCGGAGTGTTCGCGCGGTTGAATCTGGGAGACATCAGAACGGTCCCCGCGACACGTCAGCGCCGCATGCCGGGGGTTCGCCCCTCGGTCCTCGTAGGTGAACGTGGAGGCACCCCGGGCACCAGAACTTGCCACAACTGCATCGGCTCGTCGTGAGCGTGTGGCACAGGCAGTATCCCGGTTCGTCACGTTCGAGCGTGAGTTCGTCTTCACGCGGCTTCGGGTGGGCGTCGAACCACGTCAGGAACCTCGTAACGTGATCAGCGGGGGACGTGGCCATAGCTCGATTCTCGCTCGTCCTACACCAGGACGCAAAGTCCGTCACCAGGTGTTAATACGCACTCTATCTCCCGTCGTCAACACATTTCCGATTCCACTTCGCTCTCCCGCTCGGGTTGACCCGATTCCAGATTCATGTACGGTGAGAGCCTCTAGCACCGAGGTTCCCATGTCCGATGTGGACGTTCGACGTACAACGGAGACGGGCCCCACGCCCACCCTTCGTCCCTTCAAGGAGCTGGCGCCCCTGGCTCCTCCCGCCGTTCACTCCCCCTCCCCGCTCGTGCCCGCCTGGCTCGCGTCTATCCTCGGGGGGCTGGCTGCTGTCGGCGGGTTCGCCGCGGGGCTGCTGAGTTCCCCCGCGTCCTGGGTCGTGGCGTCCCTGGCCGTGCTGCTGGCCCTGGTGGCTGGCGTGACGGGGTTCCAGGTTCCCGACTTCACCGTCGGGCGGCCCGTCGTGAAGGGCGCCTGGATTGGTCCGCTCACGACGTTTGCCGGGCTGCTCGTCAACCACGCCTCCACCCTGCCCGAGGGGTACCTGAAGGGTCTGCTCCTCATGCTCGCGATCGTCTGCGCGGGCGCGGCCGGCGTCCCCCTCCCGAGGCCCTCGCGATGAGCCCCGCTCGGCAGTACGCATTGGGAGCCGCCGTCAGCTTGTTCCTCCTGGCGTGCTCGGCGCACGCGGGCACCGACGTGTACCACTCGCATACGTTCAGCTCGCTCGGCGATTCGGCGTGCCCCACGGGATCCCCTGGCAATGCCCCTGACGGCGGGAAGTGGGGCATCAGCCTTGCTGGGCTGCGCGGCTGGACTGTCGTCATCTGCCCAGTGACTGATGGTGCCTACTTCACGGGGAGCGGCACGCTCAACGTCTGTACGTTCTCCGCTGAGCCATGGGGGCCGGGGCAGTGGGCGCTCTCCCCCAGGTTCGCCTGGACGATGACATCCGACGACGTGTCCACCGAAGAGAACCCCTGTCTCTCATTCGAGCACACCGAGACGCACGTCGATCTCTCTGACCGCGTCTTCGTCTACCCGTCGGGTGATTTTGGGATCAGCTCGGGGGGCATGGTGGTGAAGCTATACGGGGCGAAGCGATGAACCGGTATCTGTGGATTCTCGGCTACGTTCTCGTGTGCACGCCGTTCCATGCGAACGCCCAAGGCTACCGCCCCGATCTCATGTGCACGCCGACGGCGGAGAACGCGCGAGAGCTGAACCTCGGCCGGCGGCTCTCACTTCGGTCCCTCGTGCTCACGGAGGTCAGTCCCAACGCGCCCGCATTCGCGATGATGGGTGGCAGGTTGTTGCTTTCGCATAGGAACAACAACAACGCATACCTCACCTACAACATCAGCACGGGGAATATCGACTTCGGTCAGGCCATCAGGAACCAACCTGGCGCTCCTCTCTACACCGACTATCTCGGAACAGCTCAAGGCGACCGGCCTATACTCGTTTCGGAGACGCGCGGGATCGGTCACGTCTGCGCAGCCGCCCTCGTTGGCACCTGCGGAGTGGGGACGATCGTCCAGGGCGCGACACAGTGCCTCCAGGCGACGGCCTCGTCGAGGACCCGTTACTGCACCTGCACATCCGACGGGGCAGGCACACCCGTGTACGCGTGGGCGCTCGACTGGGGCGCCGGAGCGGTCGGCACCGCAACCACCTGCCCAGAGGTAACGCCATGATTCGGCTCGTCGCTCTCGTTCTGCTCTCGGCCACCGCTGCAACGGCTACCCCCCGGGCCGACGTCTCTGCTGGCACATCGCTCACCTACGGCTACTCCCACGTCAGCTCGCCCTACTCCGCCGAGCTCGAGGATTTGCTCCACACGCCCGTGGACAACTTCGGGGTGGGTGGTGACAGGCTCGCCACGATCATTTCGCGGTGGCAAACGTACGCGAAACCCTACCCATACCGGCGTTGCATCTTCGAAGGTGGTACGAACGATCTCTTCTTCGACTCCGCGAACGGGACCACGCTGTGGGGCACGTTCAAGGACTGGATCGAGGAAGCGCAAACACCCACCGCTACCCGCCCCGGGTGCCAAGTGGCGATCATCCTCGTCCCGCCCCGGTGGGGTTCGGCCGGCTGGACAAGCGACATGGAGACCCAGCGGCTGGCGTTCAACAGCGCGGCCCGAACGTACGTCATTGCTCACCCATCGGTGTTGATGTTCGACTCTGATGTCGAGCTCGGAACGGGTTCTCCTGTCGCGCTCGACAACGACTGCGACCATGGCGACGACTTGCACTGGAGCCAGTCTTGTCATGAGCGAGTGGCGGCTGGCCTGAGGAACCTCTTCCGAACAGGTGCCCCGTGAGCGAATCCCAAGCCCAGCGATTTGTTGCCGCAGCGCTCAAGCAGGACGGCAAGCCCTATATCTTCGGGGCCGAGACAGACCTGCGAGATCCCAGCCCGACAGCGTTCGACTGCTCCGAGCTCGTGCAGTGGGCCGCCAAGCAGGCTGGCGTGGTGATCCCTGATGGGAGCGCAGCCCAGCTGCTCCTCTGTCAAACCCTCCGGACGACGATCGCCGTGGGGCAGGCGAAACTCGTTCGTGGGGCGCTCCTGTTCCGGCCGGGGCACGTGGCGATCTCGCTGGGGGATGGCCGAACGATCGAGGCGCGCGGCGCCGCGTACGGCGTGGGGACGTTCGATGAGAGGGACACCTGGACGGCGGGCGCCCTCGTTCCAAGCATGGGGTACTGAATGCTCGTGCCGCTCGTCCAGCCGACGCGCCAAACGTGCGGTCAGACGTGCGTCGCGATGCTTGCGGGCGTCACGGTGGAGGAAGCGATTTTTGCAGTTGGGCACCAGAGTCCGACGACAGCGGACGACCTCAGACGGGGATTGGAGTTCTACGGCATTCGCTCCAAGCTCCCTGCGCGGCACGGCATCGTCTGGCTCGAGGCCCCCAGCCTTCGGACGGGACATTGGATTGTCCGGTACGGTGGTTGCTACATCGACCCCGACGACGGCAAGGTGTACCTCCGGCGTGAGTATGAGCGCTGGGCCATCAACGACGGCCGACGCCTGACGCTTCAACTCGGTGTCGAATGAGAGTGTGTCGCCGCTGCAACATCCCCAAGGGAGCCGAGTCGTTCGAGAAACTCCCCCGCGGCGCTCTGCGCGGCGTCTGTTACCGATGCCGGAATGGGAAGCCACCGATCGACAACGCTCCACCAGTCCGCCACAGCCGGCCACTTCGGGGGCGGCGGTTCCTGATTACCGCTGCGCAGAACGCTACGCCCGTGCACGCGGGGTTCTGGGCGACGCTCGAGCGGGCCGCCTCTTACCTCGGGGCCGAGCTCGTTGTCATCCCCCTCCGGTACCGGAACCCCACGTCCCAGTGGACCGAGGCCCAGAGTTCGGACGATTGGTGGGCGCCTGAGGTGCTGCCGTTCCTGTTCAACGTCCGGGTGCGGCTGAACAGGAACCTGGTCCTCGCGGCGGATGTGAAGACGCAGCCGACTGCCCGCTCGCCGCTCATGGGGTTCGAGTCGCTGACGGGCGCAGAGTCCTGCATCCTGGGGCACACCAAGATGCAGCTGCGCAGCGTCCCCGTCCCGACGGGGAGGATGCCCAAGCTCCTCTCCACGACGGGCGCTTGCACGGTGCCGAACTTCACCGACACGAAGGCGGGAAGCATCGGCGCGTTCCACCACTTCCTCGGGGCGCTGCTCGTCGAGCTGGACGGCCCGACGTTCCACCTCCGCCAGGTGAACGCGGACCGGAAGACTGGGGCGTTCATCGACCTCGCCAAAGAATACTCGGTCTCCGGCGTTCGTCCTGCCCCGCCGGCTCTCGGACTGGTGATGGGCGACACGCACGCCCGATTCGCCAGCCCCGAGGTGGACAGGGCAACGTTCGGCCCCGGCGGGATTGTTGAAGCCCTGCAGCCCAAGACTCTCGTCTTCCATGACGTCTTCGACGGGTACTCAGCGAACCCCCACCACGTGGGGAACCCCTTCGTGTCCGCGGCAAAGGCCCGCGGCGAGCTCGGAGGAGTGCGCGACGAAGTGGAACACACCGTGGAGTTCATTCGTTCGAGGAGCCGCGGGCGACGGGCAGTGCTCGTCGATTCGAACCACGGTGACTTCCTCGCCCGGTGGGTATTGCGCGCCGACTGGAAGCATCTGGATCCTGGAAACGCGGAGTTCTATCTCGACACCGCCAGGGCGATGCTCTCCAGCTCGAGGATGACCCCCCGAGGAACGGAGTATTCGGACCCGTGGGCGTTCTGGGTCGAGCGGATGCGCGGAGACGCTGACATTCGCTGCCTGGGCCCAGACGAGTCTTTCAAACTCGCGGACATCGAATGCGGCATGCACGGCCACCGAGGGCCGAACGGTGCGCGTGGCACGCTCCGGAACCTCAGCCGACTGGGCTCGCGGGTGATCTCCGGGCATGGCCACGAGCCGGGAATCGAAGACGGACACTACCGGGTGGGCACCTCGACGCCGCTGCGCCTGGAGTACACCCACGGTCCAGGCAGCTGGCTGAACACCCACTGCGCCGTGTACGCGAACGGCAAGCGGTGCCTGCTCACGATCATCGACGGGGAGTGGAGGGCTTCCTAGGGGCTCCGTCCTGGCAGCCCCGATTCCGATCTCGCGTGATCTGGGATCTGTCTACAGGGTGAAGATGATCGGAGTTCCGTCGTCGCGGCGTCCGAAAACGATTTGGCGTCCTCCGGAAACGAACCATGACTGTGATGGGAGATTGCTGATCTCATCCTCGGAAAGGATCCGCGCCCGTCGTTTCGGCGAACGGATGAGAGAGGTGATCTTTTTGTCCAGCGTCTCTGAGCCTGTCTCGACCGCAGGTGGGCGATTGGCGACAACAGTCAGAATGTCCTTGGTCATCGGCGGCTCCGGTGTGCAGCGGGTTATGGGTAGATAGTATGCGTTCTATTTCCGATGTCAATAGTACGCGTACTATTTCCCCTGTCCTGCGGCGGCGATATCTGACTCCGGGTCACATAGAGTCGCTGTCCCAGTCCGATCGAAGCGCACGGTGGGCAAGCCGTCCTCCAGGTGCTCGACTGTCCCTTCGTCCCCCGCCATTGCGTGCACATGCACACCCCCAGTGGTGAACCCCGATTCCTCTAGCGTCCGTACAGCCACCACTCGATCGTTAACTCTCATCTGTACTGGCTCCTTCCCACTCCGGCGTTAACTTCTATTGCCTACGTAACAAGTAGGGCGATTCCCGATTTTGGAGTTGACCTCTGTGGAATCGGGAAGGTAGAACTAATCGTCAATAGGAAATTGAGGGCCGGACATGGCGACGAAAGACGAACTCCTGGCGGAGCTGCGCGGAACGGTGTCCCGCGAAGAACTTGCGAAGTTGGTCAAGGAGATGAAGGCCGCAGCGGCGAAGACTCCGCCCGACTGGAAGAAGATGGAGCGGACCTGTCCGAAGTGCGGCAAGAAGGGAACGATCGACCCGGACTTCGGTGTGCGTGTTGTTCGCGGCGTCGAACGTCACCAATCGTGGTGCAAGGAGTGCCGGGCGAACACGGACTACACCAAGAAACCGCGCGTGTATAAGCAGCGGTAGCAGTGACGTTGCATTGGAAGACCCCCCGGGCAGCCGCAGAGAGCGGCCGAGCGCGAGACAGTTTGTACCACTTATCGTGAACAAAATGCAACTGGCCGAACGGTCAGTGCCCTAAAGTTCTCCTGCCCAATTTCTGGGCAAGGTCCGTCTTGAAGTGCCAGATTCTGAAACAATTTGGGTCAGAATCTGGAGTCGCCCGCCCGGAGACGTCCCGTGATACACGAATCTGCGCACGTTTCGGGACGTTTCGGGCGGACCCGGCTTACAGAGCCGCTCCGGTTTTTCTTTAGTAGTTTCGCAGAGTTACAAGGCTGAAAACGAGGCGTCTGGGCAATCTCGGCCCAATTTCCTAGATGACTCACGGTCAGCTATTCCGCGCCCTGAGCGCCGCTTCGACCTTGACAACGTCCTCGGGAACATCCACGGCGATCGAGTTCCAAGACACGGGAGCGCACCGAATCCGGACGCCGTGCTCCAGCGCCCTGAGCTGCTCGAGGGACTCTGCGAGCTCGAGCGGAGTCGGCGGGAGCGCGGCAAGCCTGGCGAGCGTGACAGCCCGGTACCCATAGAGACCGACGTGTGCCCAGCGCTGAGCTGGGGCGGATCGTTCAAACGGGATCGGGGAGCGGCTGAAGTAGAGGGCGTCCCCGTTGAGCGCGAGAACGGCCTTAACGACGTTCGGGTTGTCGGCCTCGTCAGAAAGTAGTGGCCGAACCAGCGTCGCCAGCTCCACTGCGGGATCGCGGAAGGTGTCGACGAGAGTCTCAAGAGCCCGGGGATCGAGCAGTGGTTCATCACCTTGGACGTTCACCCACACGTCAACGTCTGGGTGGGCGCGAGCCACCTCCGCGACGCGGTCCGTGCCAGTGGCGTGGGTGGAACTGGTGAGGACAGCTCGTCCTCCGAACCGCCCCACCGCCTGGCGGATCCGCTCGTCGTCGGTGGCAACGAGGACGTCAGCGAACGCGAGCGACTCCTGGCAGGCCCGCCACACGTGCTCCACCATGGGCCTGCCGGCGATCAAGGCGAGTGGCTTCCCAGGGAAGCGGGTGCTAGCGAAGCGGGCGGGGATGACGGCGACGGTGCGCATCGCCGCTGAGTACCACGATCAGCGAGACGGTGGACGACTGCACAAATCCACTGGCAGGCCCGCCTTGATAAGTCGTTGGAGCATGTCGGCGCTGCCTCGCGTCCAGCCGACCATGAACCCCAGCCCGCACGTGGGACGATGGATCTCAAGCATCCGCTGGTTCCGAATCGGCCCAGCTCCCCTGCCCTGGCTCCAGTCCGCTGGCTCCGCGATGACGGTGAACCCGAGCTCGGTAGCGACGTCTCCGCCGATGGTGTCCGCGCCATGGGCCGCACCGTGAATGACCGTGGTGCCTGACGGAAACCGTTCGAGTCGCCGCCGGATGAGGTCGACGTCCGTCCAGTCGCGGGAACCGAAGACGAGGACACGATGCATGGTGGTCAGCGGTCGATCGTACTCGGAGAGCGATGAGGTGCCGCCACGGGGACGATGCACTGGCCGTCGTGCTCGTATCCGTCCAGGCAGGGCGGCTTCTGCTTGAGCAGTAGGAAGCAGCCTCCGTTCACCACAACGTGGGATTGCTCGCAAGGAACGCGACGCTGACCCTCCAGGGGTTTTTCAGGGACCCTCCCGCTATAATGCAAACTCGGGAAGCTTTGCTGAACATCAACAGCGAACGCGGGCACCGCTGCTTCACTTGTCGTCTGCGGAGCGAAAGAACTCGTCTCCTCAACACCCGGCGTCCACACCGCCAGAAGGGCGATCGCAGCGGCTGCAGCAGCGAACCCGTAGACGTGAGACGTGCGACTCGTACGGCGGGACGGGAGGGGCATGGGGGCAGGCTCCTGAACAGGAGGCGCGACAGCGAGCGCCAGGAGCGACTCTACCTCAACCCCCAGGTAGACGGTGGTCGCCGTTGACATCCCCCGGAAGCGGACCGTAAGCGCAACAACACCGTCGTCCTGGGGATGGGAGTGGAGCACCTCCGCAACGTCGCCCGCGCGGGCGTGCACGACGCCGTCGTCGATGATCGTGTCGGTGGCTCGGACGTGGGAGCTCACGGGGACACCCAAGGATCGATATCATGGGCCGTCGTGGTCTGTGGTTCGCCCATCATTCCGGCCGTGATCGTGAATCGGTGGACGACCTTCGGGTGCCGATCACAGTTACCGTCTCCGTCGGTGTCCCGCTCGCAGCACGGCGTCGCCTCCTGCGGCGCGTCGCCTTCCAGGACCCAGCGAGCGAATCCATCATCCAAACCGTGATCGTCAACGTACGCGCGCAGAGCCTCGGTGTCGGCCAGATTCTTTCGAATGGCGGCAAGGCGGGACTCGGCGGAGTCAGCGCGCCGCGCCTGCTCGCGGCTCTCCGTCTTCTGCGCCTCAAAGGAGCGAGTCCGCTCCGTCAGCGCCAAGCGCAGGTCGTCATTGCGCGCCTTCAGCCTCTCCACCTCGGACCGAGCGGCGTCATGCTTCGCTTGGTCGTGTGCCGCCGCTTCCTCGAACTCCGCCACCCTGGCCCGGAGCGACTCAGGATTCTGGGCGTCAGCGACGAGGCGCTCAACCGCGGCCCCTACTCGTGGTGGCGCAGCAACTGCCAAGCCACCACGAACCGTCTTAGCGTCCTCCGCCACCTGCCCCGAGGGCTTGAGGCGGGCGAGTTCTTTCTTGAGCCCGTCGATCTCAACCCAAGACCTGTGGATCTCAAGCACCGCGTCAACGCTGTCCTTGCGTTCCCACACGTTCTTGTTGTTCAAGTCAGCATAGCGCTGCTCTGTCATCCGGTGCTCGCTCATCTCGTCCCCTCTTTCTTCATCTCAATCACCTCTCCAGCAGGCGACTCCAGAGACACTGGGATCGCTGCCAGGTCCTTCTCAGTGAATAGCTCGGGCTTCAGGTGCGCGTATCGCTCAGTCACGACGACGCTGTAGTGCCCGAGGATCTCTTTCAGCTTCTCTATCGAGTTCCCGTTCATCACCCACTGAGACGCGAAGGTGTGTCGGGTGGCTTGGTACCAGCCGAGTCCTGGACGATCCAGGCGCAGCCGGACCAGCGTCTCGCGGAGGTAGTTCCCCGGGGTGGAATGCCAGATGAACGTTCCGTCCTTGCGCATCGGGGGGATGACGAGCGCGTCACCCTCCCCTCCCTGACTGAGCTTCCAGGCCTTCAGGATCGGCAGAAGCGCGTCGAGAACAGGGACGATGCGGGACTCCTTGTCCTTGAGGATCCGCGTCTCGTTCCCCTTCCGTGCGCGCTGCTCCCTCACGTGGATCCGCCGGGCCTGAAGGTCCACGCTCCGCCACTTCAGACCGAACACCTCGCCCGTTCGGAGCCCGGCGAGAGCGCCGATCGCGTAAGCCACGTTGAGCGGTTCGGGGAGATCGAAGTAAATCCGGCGGACATCGGCGAGGCGCTCAATGAACGGTGTCGTCCTGGGATCGTAGGACGGCTTCAGGAGCCTGGAGATCCGCTTGGGGAGTCCCCGCGCAGGGTTCTTCGTAGCCAGCCCGTCTTCGATCAGTTCCTCGTAGAGCGACGAGAGAAGCGCCACGTGGATTCTCACCGTCCCGCTTGAGAGCCCGGTCGCCAGCTGCTCGTCGACGAACCGGCGAATCGTTCCCGTATCGACATCTCCTGGGCGAAGCGCTCCGAATGTTGGCGCGAGGTGGTTCTTCCACTGGCCAACGTTGATGTCCGCTGCAGCGTGGGTCCTCTTCCGCCGCTCAAGGAACCCTACGGCGTGCTCGCCGAGGGTCCCCGATTCTTTAGTCGTGATCTGGAGTCCGAACTCGGACGCTGCCCCATCGGCTTGGAGCTTCGCAAGGACTCGCTCCGCGAGCTCGCGGGTGGCCAGTCCACCTCTATACCGGCGCTGTCCGTTCATTCGGACACGTACGGCCCACGTGCCCCCCGCGGTGGACGGAGGGACGACCTCCCCGGAGCCGTACTGCCTCTTTCGCGGGCGCCTTGCCATAGGTTCTGATTCTACTTGTGATCGGGAATCTGTTGCAACGAGCCCGCTACGCGCGCGACTTCACTGGGATCGGGGCGATGGAGCGCCGCCAGGTCCACGAGCCACTTCTTCCCCACACGCGTTGCGGGGATCTCGCCTGCCTCGATCTGACGCAGGACGGTGCGACGATCGAGCTTCAGAAGTTCAGCCGCCCGAGTCACTCCGACGAGCTGGCGCGGGAGGCTGCGGCGGAGCTGAGCTATCTCTGAAGCGAGCCGGCGGTTCTCAGCGATGAGCGGGGCGAGCTTGGCGTCGAAGAGCTCGGCGAGGGTGGATTCGAGACTCACGCGAGAGCCTCGTCGACCGCGACGATGATTTCGCCGAACCGTTGCTCACGTTCAGACTCGGGAACCTTAATGCAGAGACGACGGACACGAGCGAGACCGGCCCTCAGCTCGTCCCTCTCCTCCTCGATCTCCTCGACGTCCTGTTCAAGCTGCGTAACCTGATCGTCGCGGCTCTCGTTCAGCTTCTCCCTCTCCTCATACGCGTCGAGCAGCTCGCGCATCACCCGGGCCGCCTCACCTTGCCCGTTCATCGCGGCTTTGTCGGCTGCGAGCCGGTAGTTCTGGATATCGTTCTCGGTGATCATGCAGTCCTCTGGAGTGTCGGGAGTTCGTTGCCCCACGCGTGCCAGCCATGGACACGCTCGCGAGCGAAGAGTTCGATCCTGGGGACGTCTCCCATCAGGCGGACGATGCGGTCGCGCACCTCTGGGGGCTTGGCGCTGTGCTCACCGCGTTCGGCAAACACCGCTTCCTGGATGAGCGTCTCGTCGAGGACGATTTGAGACACCCCCGCGTCCACACGGTGGGGCCGGCCGCGTGTCGCCAGTAGACACGGCTCGCTGTTCCCGCGGGTGTAGTGGCCGAGCCCGGTTGCTGGCTTGCCGCTTTTGGTGATTTTCACCCAGTCGAAGGCGCACGTCTTGTATGTGAACCCCCAGGCCTCGATCACTAACCGCGCTTCCTTCATCAACGTTGGCCAAGTCGCCCACAAGAAGAGCGCGCAGTTCTCGGCGGCCAACGCTTGGACACGCAGAGCACAGATCTGCTCGAGCGACATCGTGGGATAGTGGTGCTCAGCCCCCCCTCTGATCGTCCGATTCCGGTACTGCCAGGGGCAGTCAGCATAGATGATCTGAAATCGGCCGCTCATGAGTCACAGTCCCCGCAGAGCCGCTCGGTGTTCCAGGACTGAACGCGATTGCCCTTCAGGGCCTTGCCACACGACGAGCAGTCCTTCGACAGAGCGAACTCACTGAGCGGCGTGGCAGCCATGGTGGCGTCCTGCTCAGCAAGGCGCTTGGCAACGATCGCCTTGAGCTCTCGCGACGCCTGGTCCCGGATGCGCTGCAGGCGTTCGCGTTCGGAAGTCACGGCGAACTCCCATGCGAATCGGGAATCGCAGCACGACGCGTTCCGTCGTGAGCACGGACGAACGCGGCCCACATCTCATCAGGCAGCGTCCGGTACTCCACCGCGTGACCCAGCTGCTCAGCGTGGTCGATGCCGAGCTTCATCCCGTTCGGGTATCCGAGGTCGACGTAGACGACAGTCTTCTGCGCCACGCGGCGGAACTCGAAACCGGCCTCAATCCCCAGGCGGCGCTGCTCTAGAATCGTGTCGTCGAGGACGCCGGGCTGTGTGTAGAGAGCGTGTGATGCGAACGGAGCCTCGCCTTTGAGCAGACAGTGGCGCATGGCTGCTCGGAGGTAGGCGACATTGCGTTGCACGTCACCCGCGTATGGGGATTCGACGATGACGATGGGGCGGTTCATGACCGGGTGAGCCTCCGGGCGCGGTTCGCTCGCAGCACTTCAACGGTTTTGTATTTGTCGCACTCCACGGCGCCCGCGGAGACAGCAACCTTGCGACGCTTCGGATTCAGGTCGTAGTGCGGAAGGTCCTTCGCGTCATGCAGCCAAGCCCGGCGCATGCCAATCCTGGCTGCGAACTCGTGAAGCTCTTCCAGGTTTTCCGAGTCAGTGAACATGTGGCATGCGCCGTCAGCGAAGACACGCTGCACCTGCGCGGATTTGCCGGTAAGCGGTTGCTGGATCAGCGTGTCCACGAAGACGGTCATTTCCCGTCCCTCTCAGCGATTGCCTTCCGGAGGTAGCACGCGAGGTCCAGGGCTTCCTCATACGCATACCGCAGCGGGTCGACAGCTGTCGTCACGCGCAACCTGTCTCCGTATCGCTCCACACCGATACGGTCTCGCTCGTGCATGTCCGCGATGACAAGGTCCCAGATCGCAGGGAGACTGCTCGTCTGAGCCACCCTCTCCGTGAGTGCTCGGGCGGCGTCAGCGTCTGTCCATCGCTCGCCTGTCACCAGCGAGTGGTGCTCGGTGTGCTCGTTTCCCCAGAATTTTGAACAGCGCCCTCTCGTGCGCGGACCTCCAGCGGTGCACTGATAATCGCTCACGACATCACCGCGTCATACGCAGCGAGCAGGGCGTCAGGGTTGTCGGCTCTCGGCGACGGCTGACCGATGCGGTTGAGCAGTTCAGGAACGATCAACCCGGGAACCGCCTCGTTGTACGTGCGAAATGGCCGAACACCAGACAGCCGGCAGTTCTCAACCATGTGGCGAGCGCAATGGGCCAGCGCTTCATCGGTCAGCTTGGGGATGATCAACTCCATCTCCCAAGAGTTCCCGCGAAACGCCTGCCATTCGGCGAGTGAGACGGAACCCCGCTCGGCCAACGCTTTCACGTGCGGTCGGATCATCGAATCCACTCGGCACCGCCTTTCCAGATTCCAGATTCATACGCGGAATCTGGATGAATTGCAAACGCTACTTCGCCGAGCCGTACGTGCGGCCAATGGCCCCGCTCGCGTTTAGCGGCAGCCCCGCAGCCCACTCTGGCGGACGCTTCATTGCGGCCAGCATCACCCCGAGGCACCGCTCTGCGTCGGCCTCCAGAGGAGCTGTGACGACTTCATCGTGCGTCAGTGTGACGGGTGGCCATCCGGCCGCGCGAATCCAGAGGGCCTGCTCGGCGACGATGTCCCGCGCGATGGACTGGACAACGTTCTCGGTGAGGAGTCCGCCGTAGATCTTGCACCACTGCATTCGCCCGTCTTTATAGCCCCAATACCGCCACTCCGTTCCCGATCGTGTCAGCCTCGGGTAATGGAGCACCAACCCGGACGGCTTGCGGATCGCCTGGTGCATCACTTCCAGGGGGCCGATTTTCGCCCGAACGACGTCGGGGTCTCCTGGCTCGGCCATCATCTGGATCACGGCGTCCATCGTCTTCCAGTAGGCGACGATTCTGGGGTTCGTCGAGCGGTACAGCCGAACGAAGTGGTCGGCCACCGCGCAGTGAACCAGGAGCTCGCCGTACGGTAGGCGGACACCGCTGGCCACCAACCCGTGAACGACGTCGCCGCAAGTCGCCTTGTTCCAGGGGCGTTGCTCGAACCCGAAGACGTCCACTCCGTACTGTCGAGCATGCTCATTCGTGAACTGGACGGGCGGCGCACCAAGCATGCCTTTCAGGAGCTCACCCGAGAACTTCGCCCAGCCCATTCCGAAACCCAGGCCGAGGACCATGTTCTTCGACACCTGGCGTTCGATCGGGGTGTCCTTCTTCGACAGCCGCTTCCCGAAGAACTGAGAGCCGACATCGCTGTAGAAGTCCCCATCCTTACTCGCGTCGTTCCGCCTGAACGTCTCGAGCAGCCGGTCCTCCCCCGCGAGCCAGGCCACCACGCGCGCCTCGATCTGCCCGGAGTCGGCCACCGCCAGCTGTCGGCCCCCAGGCGCCTCGACCGCATCACGGAGGACTCCGCCGCGGTTCATGTTCTGCCAGTTCGAACCGTCCCCCCCGCTCCAACGGTGTGTGTGGGCCTTCGCGTAGTTCAGGTAGACGGGCATCGAACCGCGCCGCGCCATCTGGGCGAAACGCTCCGTGCGCGTCTCGACGATCGTGGACTTCACGGCGAGCCGTGTCTCCGCCAGGGTCCGAATCTCTGGGTCCTCGTGCGCCAGCAACGCCTGCATTCCTGGGTCGTTCTTGGCGAAGGCGTAGATCGTCCCGTTCTTGCCTTGCTTGGTAGGCGCTTCGATGCCGCGTGCCTGGAGCAGCGCTGCGAACAGGTCACTGCTCGCGAGCTGGGCGCGGACACGTTCGAGCAGGGGTGCCAGCTCGTGAATCGTCGCATCGTCAGTCGATTCAAGGAGGTGCCCTGGAATCTCTACCCCCGCCGCTCTGGCGACACTGGCCATCGCTTCACGCTTCCGCTTCCTCTCATCCTCGGTTGCAGCGTCGAGGACAGTGACGTTCCCCCTGAACGTCGGCTCGGTGAACATCCGAACGGTGGCGTCGATCAGCCAGAGCTCGGCGACCGGGAACGTAGGAACCATCTGCGCGGCGATGCCGAATGTGAGCTCGTCGTCATTCCTGCAGTACTCTCCGAACGTGAGCCACTCCTGCGGGGTGAAGTCACAGCGCCGCTTGCCCTTCGTCCACTTCAGATCCTCGCCCTTCGCGCCAACCTCGTAGTGCTTGGCGAGGTTCCCTAAGTCGTTCCCCTCTCCGCCCGGTCCCCCGGGACCGTGGAGCGCTCTGGACATCGACAGCGTGTCGATCCAGAACCCGGGCCGCACGTTGTAGTGGTGGCTGAGGACGAGCCCCTCGAAATGGGCGTGCTGCGCGAGAACCCGGACGCGCTGCCACGGCACGCTGCGCGTCCAGGCCCTGAAATCCTGCTCCTCCATCCACACCGAGGGGCGAGCACCGACCTTGACACCAACGCCGATCACCTCGAACCGCGAATCCCTGACATAGCCTTCCGTCGTGAGCTTCCGGATGGTGAAGTCCTTGCTGTAGAAGGACTCAAAGTCGAGGGTGATCAGCGGCTTGGGGATCGGCCCCAGGGCGTCAAGGACGGAGTTCACGTCCAGCTCCACTCGTTGCTTGAAACGTGCAAGCCGTCGTGGTCACGCCTACGGATGCACCCACCGAGTTCATTGCGCGATGGACACTGCTCGGAGATGCTTGACCCAACCTCTTCCTTGAAGCCCGGGAGGAACTGGACGCCGACTGTCGGGACGACGGCGGGCCGCCACACCATCCCGCACGACTGGCACGCGTGGGTGTGATGTTCCTTCGTGGCGAACTCGCCCTCGTCGATGTGGCGCGCCGCACACGCGGGACACCAAAGCAGCATTGGAATCGGCGTCATTGGGTGTGCTCACAGTCCCCGCTGCACGTGGCATAGGGGCAAATCTCATACAGGGGCCGCACTCTGGCGCCCCCTGACCCGACCCGCGGCGCTTGCGGGGCGCACTCGCGACGCCGGTCGTCGTTCCGTCCACCGGACTCAACAGTGTCTGGGGCCCAATCGTCCCAGACGGATCTAGTGCGCCGTCGCTTCGCCATGAATCACCACTTGAGCAGCTCGACGAGGGCAGGGGCGATGCGCTCGAGGATCGCCGCAGCGCGTGGACCGAGGTCGATTTCCAGGCGGAGGGCGGCGGGCCGGCCGACGGGCGGGGCGTGGGCGAGCGACACCCGGTGGGGGTCCAACTTCGGGTCGTAGGCCGCAGATCCGCCAAGCTCGGCCGCGTCCAGCGGGATGCCAGTGCGAGGCCTGGGTCCGGGGTCGCCGACATCGGTCGCCGTGCACCCATCCATGCAGAGCCACTCGCCGCCGTCGCTCTGGACGCACGTCGCGAAGTGGCCCGCCGCCACAGCCGGCCCGTGCCCTCTATGCTGCTCGGGTACCGTCGGTGCTTGGGGGTCCGCCTTCGGAGCGGGCGTGGTCTGTGCCTGGCCGCACCTACAGGCCCCACGTCCGCGCTTGCCAGTGCACGACGCGCCTGGGTGTGCCGGGTGGGGGCACTCGCTGCAGGTTCTGGCGGCCGGCGGGGGAGATGCAGTGGTCGGTGCCGGCGGCTGTCGAGCTGGCGTGCTGGCGACGGGGAGGGGGATCTCGACCGGGTCAGCGAGAGCGTCGCGCTGCTCGCTCGGCGTGAGCTCCGCCAGTGGAGGCGACGCGGCGGGCTTCTCCTCGGGTGGAGTGACGATGTCGAACAGGGCCATTTCCTCAGGCTTCAATTCCAGCATGACTTGATTCCTCCTAAACGCAGTACAGATCGATTGATGGGGACAGCCGGTGTAGGCGTGGCATGCGCGCCTGTTGAAAGGGACGTCGTCCTGTGAAGTGGCTCTGGCAGTTTTCTGGATGTCGACAACGAGCTGGGCGATGTGCTCCGTCCGGGCTCGGATGACGTCCGCGTGAACGGTCTGAACCCGCAGGAACGAATCCACACCACGACGCGAAATGTAGTGATGAACGAGTCGGAACTCCGTCGCCTCTGGCCAGATCCTCATGGAGTCCAACGCATAGACGGGCATCTGGATGGTGCTGACGAGTTTGTCCGCAGGCTTGGCGTACGTGTGGATGTCAGAGCTGAATTTGAAGTCCCTTACTTCGACGACACCGTCCCGCTGGTACCGGAGGTCGACATACCCGTCCCACGGAACACCGCCGAGCCAGAGCGTGGTTTCACGACGGAGGGGCTGCCATTCTCCAGTGGCTGTCTTCGGGGCCTGACCGTCGAACCTGGACTCGACGAGGAACGGCGACCCGGTGCGATGCGGAGGAAGTTCCCCCGCCGCTATGACGCCGCGGACCATCTTCCCCATCTTGACACGGCCCATTGGGACGATGCCCGTTCGGAGGTAGCCAGCGAGCAGCTCGTGTCCTGCGCCCCCATCACTCTGGGCCTCGCCCTTCTCCGGTCGGCGTCCCTCCACGCGTTCCAAGTACCAGCGCCGCTTACAGCCGCCCGTCTGCGCCGGATCGAATGTCTCAGCTTGGCTGACACTGAGGGAGGTGAGGACGCCGCCGGAGACACTCACGCTTCAGCCCTCACATGAGCGAGGTAGTGCCCCAGGGCATCGATCACCGCTTGTTCCTGCGGATCGATCTCAACACCCTCACATGCGAGCTTGTGGAGCATGTTGTACGCGTGGCCGATCAGCGACACGGGCTCCTGGACATCTAGGCCCCGTGCGGCGATGCATGCCTCGTTGCGCAACCGGCGGAGCTGCTTGAGCCTGGTGTTCACCTCAATCAACCGGACGGTCAGCTCGCCCATCCGGCGCTTTGCGGTGTCCATCCGGATGTTGTAGGCGCGGGCACCCAGCATCACCCCACCCTCATAGAGTCGCTTCTGACGAAGCGTCGTTTCGAGTTCGACTTTCGTCTTCACGAGGGCGACACGCTCATTTTCGAGCGTCGTCAACTCCTGCATTTCCTCGGGCGTCATGGTCTACGCCGCTTGGGCCAGAGGGCGCTCTTCGGGACGCAGGCTCGCGAACACCCGCGAGAATTCCACGAACCACCACGGCATCACTGTCCGCGTGGACATCGGTGCGCCATTGAACCGCGCCGCCCGACGTTTGGCATAGGTCGACTTCCCCCCACTCTCGGCCATCGCTTGTTTCTTCGCCGCCTTCGCTTTCTGCAGTTCGGCCCGGCGCTTCTGGTTGTTATTCATGCGTTGGCTACCTCTCTGGTTGTGAAAAAGCGCCGCACCGCTGAAGGGAGCAGGAACGGCAAACGCTTCCCAGGGCACAGCCTTGAGGCGGCTACGCGGTGTACCGCCAGGTTATGGGACCCCACCCCTCAGGCGTTCCCCGTTACCGGGGTCTGGGTGTTCTTACGCGGACTTCTCCATCTCCAGCGCGGCCCGACGCTGCTTGTAGAGCGCCAGGAGCTGGTCACGATCCCCAGGGTGCTGCTTCAGATGAGCCGGCACAACCGTCTGGCTGATGCGGTCGAGCGATGCCAGCGAATCGGCGAACCGCAGCTGTTCCGCCGCCTGCTGGAACGGCGAGAGCGGCGCGCCCTCGTTGAGCCAGTCGACGAGCCGCTTCGCGATCTTCGGGAGGTCCGCGCGATCGTGGACGCTTCCGAGCGGGAGAAGCTCCCCGTTGCGCGTCTTCACGACGATCACCTTACCCTCGGGTGTCAGCTCGAGGACCCAGTCGAACTCGTATTCGGCGCCCTTCCCTGCCACGGGCTTGGTGCCGACCTTGCGCGGCACTGCCTTGCCCCGGTCGTCTTTCTCGACGAGCCACTCGGCGTCCAGGCGCATCGTGGCAATGCAGTGTCCAGGGTAGCTCAGCATCTTGTGGATGAGGGACTTGACGAGCGGGGTGACGGCTTTCCAGCCGTTGCTGAACTTGTTCCCGCCCATGGCGTCCACGGCCTCGAGCGCCGCAATCCAGGAGTGCGACCAACTGTCGTAGATCAGGACGTCGATCCCGTCCTCAGCGGCGAGCGACGTCTGAGCGATGTACTCCTGAACGGAGTGCTCGGTCATCGGTTGGTGTTGGAACTCGGGGATGCCTGGCCGACCGGCGCTCTTGAGCGCGCTCTTGTACTCCGAGTCGAGCAGGCCGATCTTCTTCCCCAGCACCGCCGCGATAAGGAGAGCAGTGAATGTCTTGCCGACGCCTGACATCCCTTGGATCGCGATCTTCAGGAATGCGCTACTACGGACTGCCTTATTGCCGAAAGCCATTCGAATTTCCTCCAGTCCCGCCACTTCTACACGATCCAGATCACGAACGCAAATCTGGAATCTGGATTGATTTCTGTCGAGCGGCTGTGGTAAACGACTCTGGAATCATCCACAGGAGACGACGATGGCGTTCAAGGAAGTGGTGTTGACTAAGGAAGAGGTTGCCGCGCTGAGCGGGAAGTTCTGGAAGCCCAAGATGGTGGGTGACAAATTGCTTGGCTTCTTCGTGAAGTACGAGCAGCGCCAGCACGACTTCGGCCCCCAGAATGGAGGCGTGAAGACTCTCCACTCCTACACCTTCCAGAACAAGGAAGGCGCGATCACCCACGACGCGAACCCGGACCTCCACCGCAAGCTTCAGAAGGCGATGAAGCCGGCTGCTGAGGGCGGACTGGGCTTGACGCCGGGTCAACGCCACGCGTGCTCCATGACGTACTCGGGCGACCTGGACACCGGTCAGGAGTCCAAGATGAAGATGTTCAGGCTCGAGGTGGACACCGACTTCAAGGCTGGCGCCGCACCGCCGCCCCCTCCCCCGCCGCCCCCCGCCACTGACTACGACGACATCCCCTTCTAGACGGTCTGTCGTGGCGACTGGGTCTCTCTGGGGAGCACGTTGCTACGCCCCGCCGTCTAGCGCCATCCACGGCAAGGCGTGAATCCGTGGTGCCTGGCTCCCGGCAATACGGGGGCGCTTCAACGGGGTGATAGCTCGGACGCCTGCCGACTGGCGGGCGCATGGCAGAGCATCGGGTGACCGAAGGACCTGGGGTTCGAATCCCCAGTCGCCCCATTCACAACCAATTCCACCGGAGTATCCATGTCCCTCGGCATGACCGACCAGGTGCGCGTCGCGCTCCTGAAGCAGAATCGCATTGCCGCGCTAATCGGCGGCTGGCTGTCCAAGCTCGCCCCCATCGGTGCGTTCGCGATCGCTCACTTCGCGCCGCTGGACTACACCACCCCTCGCGGGGTGTACCTCTGGTGTCTGCTGGCGGGGTGCCTCGCGTTCTCCGCGCCGAAGGCGTTCAAGTGGGGCAGGACGACCTTCGATTCTTGGCTCGAGGGCGCAGGGTTCGTCGTACTTGCTGAGGGGCTCTCCCTCGCACCTCATGATGTCCACTGGTTCCTGACGTTCGTAAGCTTCGACGCCCTGCTGATCCTCCTCGTCATCAACACGACGACGGGCGCCGTCCGGGTGGCGCTGGATCAAAAGGAGACTCGCGCAGCTGCGCGGGAGCCGGTACCAGTGGTGACGACGCAGGTGATCCGTCCGAATCCAGGCGAGTGGCTGTCGGTGGTCCCTGCCCGGAAGCGGGCCGCGAAGATGACGGCGCAGAAGAAGGGGGCGAGGCGATGAACTCAGGCAGTGACCCCTCCCTACCACATCTGATTCAAGTGCACGGGACCTGTGGCTGCAAAAACCATTGCGCAAATGAGCAGGGATGCTCAAAACCGAGGCGCTTCGGTGTGTGTGAGGTCGAGATTCAAGACGCAGGAATCGCGGTCCCGAGCACAGACGAAGCAGTCGACTACGGCCAGTAACGCATGCCCCCTCAAGTCCTCCGCGACTACCAGCAGAGAGGGCTGTCCATGATCATGGACGCCTGGCGCGGGGGTGCGCGTTCAGTGCTCGCCATCAGCCCGACTGGCAGTGGGAAGACAACTCTCTTCGGGGAGCTCACGCGGGCACTAGACGCAGGCGGGAAACGCGTGCTCATCCTGGCTCACCGCCGGGAGCTCATCGACCAAGCGTGCAATCGGCTCCGAGAGTTCGGAGTGACCTACGGCGTGATCATGGCGGGCGTCGAGCCCACTCCGTACCGCCGTGTCCAGGTCGCTTCGATTCAGACGCTCGTCCGCCGTTCCAAGCTCCCAGACGCAGAGCTCGTCATCATCGACGAAGCGCACCTCAGCACAGCCGAGACGTACCGCCGGATTCTCGACGGATACCCTCGGGCACGTATCCTCGGGCCTACGGCAACGCCCTGGCGGCTCTCTGGTAAGCCCCTGGCGGGTGCCTATGACGCGTCGGTCATCGTCGCCACCCCCCGCGAGCTCCGCGAGCAGGGACACCTGTGCGATTACGTCGGTTTCTCGTACAAGCACCCGGATCTATCTGAAGTGAAGACGACGGGGGGCGACTACAACGAACGCGAGAGCGCCGCGGCGATGTCGAGCGGTGTGATCGTGGACAACATCGTGGAGCAGTGGCAGGCCCACGCATCAGGGCTCTCGACGATCGTGTTCGCCGTCACCGTCGAACACTCCAAGACGCTCACCGAGCGCTTTCGCGCGGCTGGCGCTGTGGCTGAGCACCTCGACGGGGAGACACCGCTCGAGCAGCGCCGCGCGATCCTTCGCCGGGTGGCGCAGGGACAGACGCAGGTGCTCTGCAACGTCGGCGTCGCCGTTGAGGGCCTGGACATCCCCCGGTTGAAGTGCTGCGTCCTGGCGAGGCCCACAAAGTCCCTCGCCCGCGCGATTCAAATGATGGGCCGCGTTCGTCGGCCGTGGGAAGGCCAGGTAGCCCGTATCCATGATCACGCCTTCGTCATCAAGCAGCACGGCCTCCCTGATGCGGACCGCGACTACTCACTGAGTACGAAACCTGAGGCCCCGCCCTCGTTGAGCCAGTGTAAGAGGTGCCTCGCGGTTCGTGAACCCGGTCAGCCTTGCATACTCTGTGGTGCGGAGGCTGAATCCGTCCTGATCGGTGAGCGCGTTGTCCAGACGATCAAGGACGCAGAGCAGTATGAGTTCAGCTCCGCAACTGAAGAGGCGCCCGAAGTCCGCCCGTCGAAGCCCGTCGAGATCACTTGGGGGCAGGTGGCGGTCGATCGCGTCTTTGAGGGTCGTCTGATGAAGCGGTGGACAGAACAGCGCGAGCACGGGCCGCAACGCAAGTACCTGATCAATGGTGCCAAGCGCGACTATGAACTACCTGGCACATCTCGTCTTGACGCTCTGATGGACCACATCCAGATTCCCGATTCCGTCAGAATCACATATAAAGGACGCCGCGGGACGAGCTCACTAGCGCCGCACGAGTTCAAGGTTGAGGTCGACGACGGCAGTCCCGATGCGGAGACACTAGAGATGGCACGCCGCTACCAAGCCGGGGAGACATTCGCCGCAATCGCTAAATCGTTCAAGGTCCATCCAACAGCCGTTATGCGAAAGTTGAAGAGGGCTGGCGTCGAAGCGCGTTCGATGTCGCAAACCATCACACTAGCACGCGGGCACGAACCAGAAAAACGACGTTTGGCGCTTGAGCTGTACCTTGGAGGCAAAACCCTCAAGGAAGTGAGCGCAACTGTTGGGGCTTCTCTGAGCACAGTACATGAGTGGGTTAGCGCTGAACGGGTCTCCCATGGTTGAAGCCCATCTCGTCCACGACATCCTGAAGGCGTGGGGGGCACACCCACGGCTCCGTATTGCTCGTATCAACATCGGCAAGGCATTCCCGCCGAACTCTGATCGGCTCGTCACCTTCGGCGTGCCGGGAACGGCGGACATCTGCGGACTGATCGCGCCGTCGGGGAGGTTCCTCGCGATCGAATGCAAGTCAGCTGTTGGTCGACAGCGCCCAGAACAGGAGACGTTTCAGCGCGTTGTTGAGGCCATGGGGGGCTTGTACGTGCTGGCCCGATCGGTGGATGACGTCGACGCTGTGCTCGGTGCGCTCGGGATTACACGATGAGAGGCACGTCGAACACCAACGCGCGGGGGAACTCTCGCGATCGTGCCGCTCGTCGCCGGTTCCTCGTCCGCACCTACGAGTCGAACCGTGGAGCCGGCACATGCCGGTGCTACCGATGTGGAACGCTCCTCAATGAGGAGACTGTCACCGTCGACCGGATCACCCCGGGCTGCCTCGGCGGACGCTACGTGCGCTCCAACATCCGACCGGCGTGCGGACGGTGCAACAGCGAGACGGGCGGGAGACTCCGCGCGTGATCCCAGCCCTCATTTACGTTCAGCGCGTGCACTGGGCCGTGGTGCCGCTTCACTCCGTGCGAGCGGACGGCAAGTGCAGCTGCGAGCCGCGCCACGATGGCAAGCCGTGCACCTCCCTGGGCAAGCACCCTCGGCTGAACGACTGGACCTCCCAAGCGTCCTCGGATCCCGCCGTCATCACCACATGGTCCGAGCAGTGGCCCGACATGAACGTCGGGATCGCAACGGGTACGCCTTCCGGGTTCTTCGTCCTCGACGTCGATGGACCTATCGGCGAACAGTCCCTCGCCCAGCTCGTCGCCAAACACGGCCCCCTGCCCCTCACCGCGCAGCAGCAGACCGGCTCAGGGGGTTCGCACTACCTCTTCAAGCTCCCGGGATACCCGGTAACGAACTCCGCTGGGCGGCTCGGCCGCGGGCTCGACATCCGCGGCGACGGGGGACAGATAGTCGTTTCTCCTTCCCGTTCAGCTCGGGGCCCCTACCGCTGGGTTCATCGGCCCTGGGACGTTCCGCCCGCGGAAGCCCCTGCCTGGCTCCTGACAGAGCTCCGCAGGGCACCTGCAACCCGGCCAGCTCCGACGGACCGCGGGTACTTCCCGCCGGCCTCCCCCGCCGTTCTCGACGAGGCACGCGAGGCGCTCGAGCAGCACGGCCCAGCTGTCGACGGCGACGGCGGTGGGCTGCATACCGTCCACGCTGCGGCGATCCTTACCCACGACTTCGCCCTCACCGACGATGAAGCTTGGCCCCTGTTCCTCGGATGGAACGCCACGTGCGAGCCGCCCTGGGAGCCCGACGAGCTCCGTGTTCGTCTCGAGCGAGGCCGGAAGTACGGCAAGCTCGCCTATGGGTGCCGCCGAGCGATCGACGCCGTCGAGGCAGCCCGGAAGCTTGTCGCGGACTGGCAGGCGGCGGGCGCCCAAGAGGCGACGATGCTGGACGTGATCGCGAAGTGCCGCCCCCTCGCGGCCCTCTCCGCTGATCCCTCCCGACACGCTCTCATTTTCAAGGCCCTCCATGAGGCAACCGGACTCAGCGCCAAAGCGCTAGCACTCCCGAAGCCTAACCCGCCCAGCACGCCCCTCAAACAGGGCGAGATCCGGTGCTCCACCGATCTCCATCGTGTGGCCGACGAGGCAGAGCGCGCCATAGCGCCTCACGTCTTCAGCCGGAACGGCGTCCTTTGCGAAGTCGTCCATGCTGAACGCACCTGGATCGCCGAGCTGGAACCCCCTCGCATCATCGATCTCATGAGCCAGTCAGCCGTCTTCGTCCAGAACGACGAGCAGAAGGGAATCCGGACGACGGCTCCGCCCCCGACGGTGGCATCGATCCTTCACTCCCGGCGCTCCCACCCCGGAGTTCGAGTCCTCGAGGCCGTGACGACGGCGCCAGTGTTCCTCGCCGACGGGAACATCCTCCAGGACCGCGGGTACAACGAGCAGGCGCGCGTCTTCCTCGAGCCGAACGTCACGGTGTGGGTTCCGGATTCCCCTACGCTCGAGGACGCCAGGGCGGCTGTTCGCCTGTTCCGCGAGCTCGTGAGCGACTTCACCTTCGCCAGCCGCGCCGACTTTTCCAGCTGGCTCTGCGCGGTCCTCACGCCCCTCGTCAAGGCTGCCACGGGGAACGCGCCTTCCCCGTTGATCTGCATCTCGGCCAGCTCGCCGGGCGCGGGGAAGACGCTCCTTACTGAACTCGCCGCGGCGATCGTTACTGGCGGCTCCGCCCAGGTCCGCCCTTACACCCCCAAGGACGCCAGCGAGTGGCCCAAGAAAATCACGGCTTTCGTCAAGGCTGCCTCGCCGATCTCCGTGTTCGACAACGTCAACGGAGCCATCGGCGACGCTCACCTCGATCAGCTCATTACCGCCAGCACTTGGAGTGATCGTCAGCTCGGCGCGTCCGATGCCCCTCCCCTTCCGAACGTCACCACCTGGCTGGCCACCGGCAACAACATCGAACCCCACGGCGACACCGTCCGCCGAGTGCTGATGGTCCGACTTGAAGTGCTCACCGAGCGGCCGGCGGAGCGAACGGGATTCAAACACCCGCTCCTCGTCGAATACGCGCTCCAGCGTCGCTCCGAACTCCTGGGGGCTGCGCTCACGCTGCTGAGGGCCTACCACGTCGCGGGACGCCCCGAGCAGCCCTTGCCCGCCTGGGGCTCGTTCCCGGCGTGGTCGGCGCTCGTCCGAGCGGCGCTGGTGTGGGTGGGTGCCGCGGACCCGTACCTCACGCAGAAACGGGCCCAGGATGAGCTCAACGAACCCGAGCACGACGCCCATGACTTCTGGCTCTCGGTGGTGGGAGCTTCGGACGGCCTTGCGAGCTCCATAGCGCTTCTGGCGAACCAGCGCGACGCACAGAGTGTTTTGGGACTGCGCGAGTCGATGACGCCGCTCCACCTGCGCCGGTTCATCAACCGATTCGTGGATAAGCCGCGGGCGGGGCGGTGGATCCGACGTCGGCGCGACGGCGCCCAGAATCAGACCGTGTACGTCGTGGAGGCGGTGCCATGATCTACGGTTCGGTGTGTTCTGGCATCGAAGCAGCGACGGTCGCCTGGCACCCTCTCGGCTGGCGCCCCGCCTGGTTCTCCGAGATCGAGGACTTCCCTTCCCGAGTTCTCGCCCACCACTACCCCCACGCGAGGAACCATGGAGACTTCACCACCATCCGAGATAGTGAGCCGATCGACCTCCTTGTCGGGGGAACTCCCTGTCAATCGTTCAGCGTCGCAGGACTCCGAGGGGGCCTCGAGGACGAACGAGGAAACCTCGCTCTTGAGTATTGCAGGCTTGCTCAGCGTCTTCGGCCGCGGTGGGTCGTCTGGGAAAATGTCCCCGGTGTCTTGTCATCGAACGGAGGACGGGACTTTGGTGCCATCCTCGGGGCGTTGGCAGAGCTCGGGTATGGCGTCGCCTACCGAGTGCTGGACGCTCAGTTCGTCGGAGGCTGTGAGGTGCACGGAGAGCCATTCCTTTGGGGACCGGTGCCCCAACGCCGCAGGCGGGTCTTCGCTGTCGGATATCTTGGAGACTGGCGACGTGCCGCGGCGGTACTTTTTGAGCCCGAAAGCCTGCGCAGGGATCCTCCGGAGAGCCGAAAAAAGGGGAAAGCGGCTGCCAGAAGCTCTCGACGCCGCACTGAAAGCGGTGGCGTCGCAGGAACGTTGAACGCGAACGGAAAGGCGGCTGGTTCGGCAACCCAGCAAGATGCTGAAACGAACTTGCTCATCCCGACGGTTGCCGGAACGCTCGGCGGAGGTTCCGGCAACCGAGGATGGGCTTGTGACACGGACAGAATGACGTTCATCCCTCAGACGGTAGGAGCTCTCACGGCAAGGTTCACGCGCCGTGTCCACGGCGCGTCGGGCATCAACAGCCAGTATGTCAACGCAGGCCACGTACTGGCCTTCCACCTCACGCAGGACCCGATCTCAGGGCCGGTTTCACCGGCCCTTGCGGCTGGCAATCGGCAGGGGTGCGCGTCAATCGGGGTCGCCTACGGCCGGAACAACACATCAGGGCCGATCAGCACCTCGCACGCTCTGAGCGCCCATGAGGCCCACCATGGGCGCCTCGACTTCGAAACAGAGACGTTCATCGTCCAAGCAGCGGTGAGGCGCCTCACCCCCCGCGAGTGCGAACGTCTCCAGGGGTTCCCGGATGACTACACGGCGATTCCGGGAGCTGCAGACGGCCCCCGCTACCGTGCCCTCGGCAACTCCATGGCAGTCCCCGTGATGCGATGGATCGGGCGACGGATCGAGCGTGTTGAGAACATCATGCGCCGGTTCAACGTCCCCCGCTGAGTTCCATCCCGATCAGCCGGGCGAACGCGGTCTCGAACACCACCCTGCCCCGCTGCAGCGCCAGCTCAGGCACCCGGCCGTCTGCCATCGAATCCGCCACGTTCAGGCCCAGCCTGTGGCCCATGGGGTAGCGCGCCTTCCCAGGGCGCAGGAACACGCCCTTTCGGCCGCCCCGCGACGCTGCCAGAAACGCTGACTGGATCAGTGATCGCTTGCCCACCTGAACCTCGACGCTCACTCCCCTTCGTGTCTGCCGGCGCGGGTACTCCCCGAGCGGCACAGCAGCCCCAGACACGTCCACGCGCCACACGAGGCCCTCAAGCCGCTCAGCGCCCTTCGGATACACCAGGGGGAGGGCACGGTTCGCCAGGTAGCCGGCGCGGATGCGAACGCGCTCTCGCACGCGGCGCTTCGCCTCAGCTCGAACGGCTCGGATGGCGTCCCCACCGGCTTTCTTGGTGGTGCTCAGAACGGCGCGCTCGAGCCTCGATTTGCGGATGAAGCCAAGCGACTTCGCATCCCAGCTGACGGTGAGCGTAGGCATACCGCAAGGGTATCACAGCAGTCGCCAGAACGATTCGACAGGCCGTTCCCAGCGGTCTCTCTCCTCGCTCTCAGCGCCGCTCACGCGCCCGCGATTCTGAAGCGCCTTGAGGCCGTTATAGGCGTCCTTCCTCAGCAACCCAGCCTCTGACGCCAGCTGTGCGAGCTCGAACCTAAACGCCTCCCCAGGAGCCAACAGCCGCGTGAATGCTTGGAGCAACGCGAGCTCGTTCTTCGTGAGCCCTCCGCCGAGCCTCCCGCGGATGTTCGGCTGCTTGGCGGCCCACGCGTGTAACGCATCGTCGGTCCACCGCGCCATGGCGTCAGTGAGGAACATCTCCGCCAAGACGCTCTGGGAGACGCCTATTGCCTCAGCCCGTTCTCTGAGACGTTGGGTCACACCTCTGTCGACGTTGTACCCAACCGGGGATTTCACGGGGGGCACTCCTCAGGCGGAAAGCCCATGTCCAGGAGTTCTTGACGAGTGAGGGGTGGAAGAGGAGGGGCCAGTGCGGGCTGAACGGGTGCTGAAGCACTCGGGGACGAGACACTGCGTACGCTCGGCGTCAGCGTCACAGCCGCACCCGATGCTAATCCGCGCTCCAGATAGCACTCGACCAGTCGGCTTTGCGTAATCCCGAGCGAGTCTGCCCTGACTGCAATCGCCTTCCTCAAGTCCTCGTTGATGTTGTACTGAGCACGCATGCGGCACTCCTCGGTGAGTCAGTGCAGAGTGCCAGATTCCAGATTCCAGTCAACCCAACATCGAGGGCCGCGGACTAACTACGCGAAACCATTGACAGTGCCTGTCCGGTGAGACTGCGGGCCTCCCTACGGCTATATCCTTCTCCCTCTCTGTCTAAATAATATCTTATGATTTCAGAGAGATAGACTCTCCCTCCTTAGGGGTAATGGGGGATCTACTCCGGAACTCCTGAAAGGAAATGTAATCATCAATCATTTCAGCGGGTTGCACGACGAATTCACTCACAGTGCGTCCAACTTCACCGATATTGCGCGTCGCCACCTACCTATGCCTACACCCCCATACACGTAGGTTCTTCCGGGCCACCCCCAAGGCACGGGTGCGTAGAAT